TCTTTCGGTGGTTCGGGCCATCTTCCCATAAAAAAACAATTTGTACAAATATACGAAAAAATCCCCAAATTACCAAATGTAAATTGAGGATTTTAAAAAAATGGTGGAGATGAGGGGAATCGAACCCCTGTCTTACGAAGTAATCATAATACCAGTATATCACACGTTTAGGATAAAGTTTAATCTTATTCACTTTCCAAAATAATTGGGGCCGTATGGTTAGTACAGCTTTCCACCAACCTATCAGTTTTTAAGAGCCGATAGGTAGAGCTCCTTTTTGTTCACTTCTTTTTTAAACCCCATGAGTGATACGGGAGGTGATTAGGCTGCTACAGCTAAATCAGCACCCATGAATGACATTACATCATCAAAGGTCCAAGTAGATAATTCTACGTCAGTTATTGTTTTGTACAGATTTAAAGACATCTAGCACTTCTGTCTACGTGTGGTACTACCATTCTCATCGCAATCAAATCCATGGCATCCCCATATAATTATGTAAATATACGAATAATAATTTAGATTACCAAATTATTTTACTTTTGCGAACTGCAAAAGATTTGGAAGATATAATGAAAGTTTTGGCATGTTTTCCAAAACTAAAGAAATTGATTTTTTATTAGAATCCATAATGTCTTGAGGAGTTCCTGTAATTCTCCATTTAATAGATTGAACTTTATACAAACCATTTGATTCTATTACTTCCAAAAAATAACTATTTATTTCATATATAGTAGCATCCGAATCGTTTATTTTTTGTAAAAAAAATCGAGTAATATATCCAACCTCATAATCGTTTTCTTCCGGAGTTGGAACATATGTTTGTATATCCAATTGTGAAATCTCATCGGTGGCCGTTGTTTTGGCTCTTACATATGTAATAATATCTATTGCCATTATGTTGATTTTATTTGTTGAAAGTATTGACCAGTAACGGTTGTGTACCAACTATTACCCTCAACGGTTTGTTCCATTTGAGTTATTTGAAAAAATCCAAAATCTCTATATTTTTTAGGAATACCAATAATATTAAAAGTATCACCCCTTCTTAAACCACTTTTTCCTAAAATCTTAAATGTATATTTTATTGGAAGTGGATGTGATGTTTTTTCCGTACCACTATATGATTCAAAAGCGTTATTTTTTAAAACATCAAATAGTTGAGTATCATCACAACAATAAATTTTAAAGTTTTTATTGAATTCAGTAAATCCTGCGGTTGGTTTCAACGTCATTGGTACAATTATATTTGTATCTGGATTTGGTATAACATCAATTTTATTTAAATTGGTACTTAATGCAGTTTCCGCTATACTCTTAGCTTCAGCACTAACTTTGGCAAGTTCTTTTTTCAAATCTAATAATTTATCAGCTTCCGATATACCATTATTATATTTGTTTGATGTAATCGTACCACCCATTCTCGTTTCAGTATAAACAAGATTACCCGTAGCATCTTTATATGTATCGGTTGTATATGTTATTCCAGTACGGGCACCTCTTGTAGATGTAGTTTTAACTAAACTTGCCAATAATACATCAATTTCAGCTTGCACATCCGCGGGTTTACGCGATGGTGTTGCGGCAGTTTTTTTAGCGGTGCCGGTTACCGAGGTCTTTCTGTAATCAACCTCATCAAAAAATCTGTCTTTTGATTTACCAAATAGGCCTCCCATATCCAAACCATGTGAATCAGGGTTACTTGAATAGTTTTCTCTTTTTAAAACAATTTGATTCGTCATTTCTTGTGGAATATCTATATCCAACGTTGCTTCCAAAAATACGGATTGCTCTCCAGAATGAAAAAATTCTTTTACAATTCCTTTTTTATTGTTAAGATATCCTCTCCAGTTTTCATCGACTATTTGTAACTTAACACCATCTTCCATTGGTATTTCAATAATTTGTAAATTCCAAAACGAATTTACTGCTGATGACATTTCATTACACAACTCAATTAACACATCTCTCATTGATTTGTTTGATGAGTTTTTTAATGCGTTTGCAAATACATTAAAATTTATATATAAGTTTTCCAATTTACCATAATACCCTGCTCTTTCATAAAATCCATTATAATATGCTCCAGGAGCTACAGTACCTGGTATATCTACATCCTGTACGAAGGATATCAAGCTCGCCACATATTTACCGGTACTTCGATTAAACGCATATCCGTTTATACGATTATCAATAAAGTTTTTTGTTAAAACATCGTCAATACTTACGGGTGATGGATTACAATAATACTCATAAAAGTTTGGCATTTTTCCGGGTATTATCAATTTATTAGGCTTTGTAGAAAACATATTTGGAAATGCACCAATAAGCCCATAGTTGTTTACCCTACATGTAACAGATTTAGTTCCCATTTTATACGCCCATAACCCATTGTTTGCATTAAGTATATCAAGTGCAACTCCAAAACGTATGTATCTATTTTCAGAAACTAATTTATCTTTTGGAACGGTCAATCCACCAACACTAAATTCTTTTTGTCCAAACAATTCTTTTATAGAAGTAATAAATGTATCTGCCAATGCATTAGCAACATCTTGTTGAACTTTATAATCAAAATTTAATAAATCAAACCAACCGTATTCATCGGTACTATATACCTTTTCAATTATACCTTTAACTTCCGGTGTTTGTCTATTACCCGGTAATTTATTAAACATCCATTTATACCTTCTACCACCCATAGTTTTAGCACGACCTGCACCAGTAGCTATCTCATCAATATCGTTTATCGAATACGTTTGTGTAGTAGGTACATTTGTAACCTGTTTAGTACCACTATCCAATTCCATAATCGTATGCTGTCCTTGAAGAAATACCGGCAATCCAGGTGCACCTCTTAAATTAATGGTCAAATTAAATATATCATTTTCAGAAGTCAAAGAACCCCCTACTATAAATCCGTAAAACGCATCATAATCACCGTATGCAGTTATACGTTTGGTTTGTAATAAGGAGTAATCCAGTCCTACATCGGTTGCTTCAGATATAATTGTTCCAGGAGTAGAAGTATCTATTAATTCTGCGGTAGCTGCATCCGTGTTCCAACCATATTCAACAAATAGAGTATGCCCTGGTTCCATCAAATATTCTTGCAACATTTCAGCTTGAGCAAGTGAAAAACATTTAACAGTCAATGTACAATGCCTTGATATTTGGTCTTTTCCTTCTTTTATTTCCATAGCAGTTACCAATGGACCTGGTCTTAATACAAGGTCTCCCGTCCATGGTGTTAAGTAAGGATAAACGGCATTACCCATAAAATCCCTACCAAGCATACCACTACTATATCTTCCCCCATATAAACTCGGAGTTTGATTTACCGCCGTAATTTGATTATTTGCATCTTTTGTAAATGAAAGATAATCTGAAAACATTGGTACATCTGGATTTGAATAAAGTATCAATCCAAAATCGTTTTTATTTTTCGGAGTTCGTAATCTATCCGTTGCAGATATAATACGAACCCATGACACCAATTCCGATGAAGCCTGTGTTATATCTACAGCTCCGCCACTAGGTGCTTTACCCGATGTTTGTATGTTGTTATAGATACTGGTATCAATACTACCAAATACTGGATATGACATATTTTATATATTTTATTTTTTAGTAACCCAATTGAGAAAGTATGGCCTTATACGCTAATGGTATTCGTAATATTGTCCCATCAGGAAACCCAATTGGAGCATTATGAATTTTGTTTGCAGCAGCTATAATCCACCATAAGTTTGAATCTTTGTAAAAAGTGTATGCCAATGAATCTAATCTATCACCAGTTTCCGTAGCAACATATATATCACTCGGTGATTCTGGAATATCTGGTAAGATTCTTGGCAAATAAACTTCTTTCCCGTCTATTGTTTGTTTTATTGAATTAGTTCTATATCTCATATAATTAATTATTATCTTTCTTTTGCGCTTGGATTTGCATAAATTTTGGCACGTGCTGCATCACCGGAACGTATCCCCCTTTGACGATTGAATTCTGCTGGTGCAAATTTTGGATTCGCGTCATAAAAGAAAGGAAGAATATCTTTATTCCATTTTCCTTTTACCAGAGTTGGATTATTTTTCTTAAAGTTTGCGTAAGCTTCGGTGGCGGCAGACTTATTTGAATCGTTTATAAGCTTCCATATAGCAGGTTCGTTACCCTTTATTTGTTTTAAACGAGCTTGTACATTACCCATAACCACTTGACTTGTTCCAGATTTTCCGCTTAGTCCTGCATTACTGTTAGTAGTAATGGATAAAGTTGTTACCGGGGGTTCGGATGGTGTTATAGGTTGTGGGGGTGTTTTAATACTAAAAGTTCCGTTTGGTTGAATTGTAAATGTTCCACCCGCAGCTTCCAAATCGGTTTTGTATGCTGCCAACAGATTAACAAATGTAGAATTATAATCGATTCCAGCATCTAATTTACTTGCACCAGAATACCCTTTACCTATCTTTTCTAATGATTTTGCAATATCTCCAATTGTAACATCTACAAAAAACGCCAATACGGCCGAAATTTTTTGAGCACCATCTTTTGGTACTTTGCTTAAGGCCTTTAATTCTTTTTTTGCTTTGTCATAATTTGCGTACACTTCTGGTTGAAATATTCTATCCAATCGTTCAATCCATATATTTTTTGATTTTTTATCTTCAAACCCCGATATAAAGCTTTCTAATTTTTGCTTAGTGGTTCGAGAATCGCCTAACATACGTGGTACATATCTGGTGTTATCTATTTTTTGTTTTTCTTCAATTGCCAGGCCGTACGCATCGACCATTATTCCTTGTTTTTGTACGTTATTAAATGTAAAATCTCTTTTAAGATTTAAGTTTAAAGAATTTTCCGGATCAGTTGAGCTATACTTATTGTTTTCAAGAAAAGTTTTATTAACAACATCCGTACTCTTATTATACCCATCATACTGCTTTTTATAAGGTACTATATTTTTTGCAATATAAGTTTTTGAAATCGCTGCTTCGGTTAGTGGTGTTATATTTGCAAGTGCAAGTGAAAATGGGTAGTGTGTTTTACCATTATGAACATGTGGCTTTCCTAGATGCAACGCAGGTCCTGTGTGGTAAAAGTCATGAAGCTTCTGACCAACAGTTTGCCATGCACCTACCGCGTTTCCAGCTATTTTAGATGTAATATCACCTTGTGCTATCAACTTATCTTTAGCGTTCTTAAATATTGGTTTAGTAGCATCGTATGTTGCAAAAGACGGTTTACCAATCAATGTGGTCAGACTTAACGCAAACGCATTTACAACTTTCACATCATCCGCAGCTAAACTGACGGTTGATGCTACTACTCTTCCCCCATTTAATGTAATTTGTGCAACCTTTCCTTCAACCGTTATTAATAATAATGTGTTATATACTAATCCCGCTGTACCCGATAGTATTTTTTTATAAAAATCGCCTGCGGTTAAACGTTTTCCGGTATCTGGATCAATTAGTGTACCTCTATTTTGATAATAAAAATCCGATGTAACTGAATATGAAACCGTTTTAGTTTCAATTACAGCCTTATCACCATTAGTAGTTGTTGGTGATTTGGTGGGTTTATCTCCTTTATTATTTTTTACGGGCTCCGTACTATATACACTCATCTATTAAACTTTTGTATAGTTAGGTGGAACTGGTTTGCCGTTTTTATCTACACTATTAAATGTTGCAGGTAATTCATATCCATATAGATTTGAACCTTCAATTGATTGTCTAGATTCCAGAAATTTAAGCGATACATCAATATCCATTATCATTGGAAGTTTATGATTTTTTGAAGTCAATCCAGTATCAATAAAAGCAGCAAATCCCCCAACATTTGGAATAGGTAACATTTGTGTACCATTTGCTATTTTTTCATTTAGTCCAATTTCCCAAGGACTATCCTGATTGATTGCAAACGAAAGCGTTTCAACAATCGCCGGTTTTGCAACATACAAATCACCTAATGTAAATTTAATAATAGGTGGTACAACCGCACCCGCTGCTCCTTTAAATCCTTGCGGCATCGTTAGTTTTCCTAAAAAATCAAGTTTTTTCCAAACGTTCATATGTTCAACTAGATTCAAAGAAAAAACTTTAAAACTAAAAGTACATGTTCTTTCAACACTGTCATATGTGTAGAATGGAAATGGGTTTCCTATAAATTTATGCGATTCCCATGATGGTGTAAATGTTTCGGTAAAATCGGTTACGGTGCATCTAAATTGTACCGTTTGGTCTAATCCGATTGAATAAAATTTTAAAGCAATAAAATCAAAATTATCAAAAGACTTGTTTGTACCTACATCAATAACTTCAACACCAGAATAAATCGCATCATCTGAAAGATTTATTACATCACCTTTTGTTGATAACCCTCTACTGGTATCTCTGGAATTATCGACAACCGCTGTTTTGGTACTGTATGATTTCGGCTCTTTATTTAAAAAATTCAGTAGGTCTTCATCCGCTTGTTTTTGAGGTGTGGCGGGTGAAGATGCAGGTAATTTTATATTTGGGTCTGATTTTAGTTCTTCCGCTACTCTTTGTAAAAAAATTGCTTTAAGTGTAGTTTGTTCACTTAATGGTCTAATAGTTTCATAATCCGCGGATTTTCCATATGGATTATAACTTGACCAAGGAGTATCTTCTTTTCCTAATGGTGTTTTACCAGGAACTCCACCGGCAGCTTGTAATTTATTTGCAGCGATTTTCTTTTTTGTTACAGCATTTACTCCCAAATTTATTAATGACCTTACGCCAGATTTTACAAGTCCGGATGCAATCCCAGCGACAGTAGATTGAATAACCCCTCCCGTTTGAGATAATAAATTTTTATTTTCTTTTAAAAGATTTGCAAAGAATCCAGGAACTTTTGATGAATTTGCCAATGTTATTATGGCCTTATCTCTATTATATTCTCTATTGAAATCGGTTGCCTTATTAGCACTGCCCGCCTTTCCTCTTTTTTGTAATTCGTCTGCAACTTTTGAAGGGACCATTGGCATTGGTAAAACCGAACCCAATACTCCACCGGCCACATTTACTGCCAATTGTGTTCCGAGTGCAGTTAAATCTGGTGCAGGTGGTCTTGCATCTTTTCCTTTTTTACCGGCAAATAAATTATTAATATAATCATTTGCCATATTACCGGCCGCATTCGCAATAGTATCGGTAATACCAGAAAGACCATTGCTTAAATTCGCTTTTTGTTTAATATAACTTAAACTTGTTGTTCTTTTATTTAGAATTCTGAAAATATCACCACCATAAATCAAAGGTCTTGCAGTAATTGCAAATTGTTGTAACCCTACCTGTTCCTGTTCTACAAATGATTCACCTTCTCTAATACTAAACTTTTTTCTTCTTTCGTTTATTTTACCAATGAAATCAAAACTTTTAATAACACCACCCAAAAGACTAGGGTTTGTGTTTTTATTAATTGCTCTTAATAAAAAATTCGAAGATTGTATAGGCAAATCTTTACTGTTCCTAATAGAATATGCATCTTCAGCAGTTTTTCCAGTATTTGGACCTTCGGTTATTACTTTATTTTTAAATAATTCTTCTAAAGTTGGCATTATTTCTATTTATTTTTTCTTATCTTTGTCCGTAACTAAAATTGTTTCTTGTAGAATTTTCGGATACATTCGATATACCTGATGTAATCTTTATGCCATCCAAGAATGCACTTGCCTTAATTTTACCCGAACCCATATCTTCTCTTAACTTCTTCACTTCGTTTATTAAGATACTTACACCACTATTTGCATTCAATCCTCCGCCTTGCATTCCATTTCCCACATTTGACATATTTGCCATTCTTGATGCTTCATTTAATTTTGAAATCGCATTTGGAGCAGCCACCAAATCATCGTTTGGAGATATTTGTACTAAACCACCTTCTTTTGTTGATATTTGAGTTCTACCATTTGCAGGAGATAATACATCCCCAGCATCGCTAACTTTTGCACTACCCATATATGCCATCAAAGAAGCTATACCAGCACCCGCTGCTATCAATCCCAATGGTCCTAATTTTGAATTACCAGCAAAAATGGATGCAATTGCTTCTTTCATTTTTAACAATGCTGTTTTTTTACTTAAAATATACATTGTTGTCAATCCACCAATAAGTGCAGGGAATAGACCTGGTATTGAATTTAATGCCCCAAATATCCCACCAAATACATTTCCTAAAGTAGTTACTATCGGTGCTAAAGCCTCCATTAATGGTAACAATCCTTCACCAACAGCTGCGACGATACCCTTAAATGAATTTTCCATTTGAGTTATCTTATCAGCTATTTCTTCTTGTTTTGCTAATTCTTTTGTTTTTGCATTTAATTGGTCTTCACTCATATTGGTAATATCCAATCCAGCATCCATAGCTTTAGAAACTCTTTTTTGTTCCTCTTCGCTAAGATGTCCAAGCTTTTCTTGCATAAGAATTTGCTTAGTTAATTCCTCAACCGTTTTACCAGTAGCATCTGCTAACGCCTTTTTGGTAAACATATCTTGGTCAGCAAACTTACCACTTCTCTCAACTTGTCTTAATAATTCTTTTTGTGCATCAACATGTCTTCCGGCATATGCTAAAGCTCTGGCTTGTGATAAATTAAATTGTCCACCAACAAAAGTTGCTGCAACTAATTCCTTTTCAATACCAGTTTCAAAATCTAATAAACTTTCAGTTGTTTCTAATACATCTTTCAATGTAATACCCAATCTTCTAGCTTCAATGGCTTGTTTAGCAATAAGATTTACATCACCTTTAAAATATGTATATGTATCTGCTGCCGAGTCTGCTATATCTTTAAACACTTGCGATGGAGCAACACCAGCTAACTTAGCCATATCAGCTACTTGCTGTGAAACTCCTTGTGCAGTTTCGGCAGATAAGCCAGCCATACTTTGAAAAATCATATTAACGGCTGCCGCATCTTTTTGTGCAACTCCAAAGTTTTTGTTTAATACAGATACGTTGGCCGCTACTGCTTTTGATACTGGAACTGTATCACCAAATTCACTTTTAAATGCCGCAATACTATCATATGCAACTCCAGCATCCACACCTAATTTAGCAAAATCAACTCCAATACTATGTGCATCTTTTTGAATTTGCTTTGTTTGAGAATTTGTTAAACCAGTTTCTTCTCTAAACTTCTTACTTGCTTCTTGTATTTCAGTAAACGATGATAATGCGGCTGCAAATAATGCACCCATTATTACAATTGGACCCAATCCCGCTGCAATCCCTTTTATCATATCCTTTACAACAGTTAAAGCGGATTGTAATCCTTCCGGTAATTGCTGTACTAATCCATCCTGTTGCTTTTGTAATTCAACTAATCGTTCCGATTGTTTTATTAAATTTTCGTTTGATTGGAATATTTGTTCTGATAACTTTCTATCTTCCTCATTCATTCCTATAATAGATGCTTGAAATTCTTGTCTTCTTCTTTGTGCATCAGTTATACCAAACACATTTTCTCTTTCGGTTGCTAACCCTTCAGCCGCATCTACCTGTGTACTTCTTATACCTTCTAATGCTTTTCTTCTTTCCTGCAGCGATTCTAATTCGTCTCCGGATGCATTTATTTCCTGCTTTTTAAGACTTAATATTCTAGCCGTTATTGCTGCAAATTGATTACCACCATTATTAGAATCTGTTAAAAGCTCTTTTACTTTTGGTGTCATTTTTGCAAATGATGATGCAAAATCATTTGAGGTTTCCCAAAAATCTTCTTGCTTTTCTGCCGCATCTGCCCAAAACTTTACATAATCGCTTGCTTTATCTTCAACCTCTTTTAAACTTTTTAATTGTTCGTCTAAATTTTTACCATGAGTTTTGTCTTCTTCATTTCTTTTTTTGAGACGCTTGATTTCTTCATGACCAGCAACAGCCATTCTTTTATTTCGCTCTTCTATTCGCTGTTCAATCTGCTCTCGCTCTTTGAGTAATTGATTTTGTCTTTCTAGCTCTTGAGCGGATAAACTTCTTACATCTGCCATTTACAAAAATTTTATTTTACGAACCCATGTTTTTGCAAATACTGATAAATATCCGGCTCATCTTTCTTTACTTTATCCAAATAATCAGCGGCTTTATCGTGTATCTTTCTTAAATCAGATTGTAACTTTTGTAACACCGGGTCATTGTTTACAATGGTTTGAAGTTTTTCAGGTGTTTTGTTACTACGAAACAACCCCCAAAATTCCGATAGGTTGTTTTCTGATATTTTATATTTTTTTGCCATTTTATGTTTATTTACACTTATTCAAACTATAAATATCTATTAAAAGAAAAAGTTAGGACTATCTTTTAATCCTAACTTTTGAAGATGTATTACCTTTTTGAGCCTGTTTAACATCTTCTGCTTCTTTCTTTTTAGATTCAACTAATTTTTCATAGTAAAACATCCTTAAATACGTTGGCATTTTGTATAGTTCCATGATTGTAAATCCGTTACTATATTCAACCATTTCAAATATTTGAGTATGTAGATGAACACTATGATTCCTCGGAAGGCCAAAAAAACCCTACTCCAATTGGAATAGGCGCCTCCTCCACCTCACCATCTTCATGTGTATATTTAAATACCATGTTCATATCAGGTGAAACTTTCTTAACATAATCTCTGAATGCTTTACTATCTCTAGCTAAAAATTCATTGTTGATAAATTTATTAATTCTACCAAGATCTGTATTACCATCAACCGATTTAATCATATATCTCAATCGTGTTGTAATTTCAAATGAAGTATCCTTATTTATTTTTTCTAATGCTTGGATATCTTTATCAATTGCTCTTTCATCACCATGTGTAAGTAACTTAAATGTTAATTTATTTTTACCAACCGGTGTTTCAAATTGAAATTCATTAATATTTGCAATATCTGATACATCAATATCTTTTGTTCTAATTTCAGATAAATCTACAGTTGCTTCAATAGTTTTACCGAGTTTGTTAGAATAAAACGATATTTTGTAATTTGGTCCATATCCCAAAAGTCTTGTTGCAAGAACAATTGCGTTTTTATCACCGATTAAGATATCATCAATATTAACATCATCTACTATAATTGATTCAAAAAGTTTATCTAAAACAATACCTTTTTTAATTAAGTTTGCAGATGAAAGAATATCCTCTTCCTTTGCCGTCATATACTTTATTGTAATATTACCAGAGGATAATGGATTGTTTTTTGGGTAAAGTTTTCCTTTAGATGGAAGCTCAAGTACCTGTGTTGGAAAATCAAATTGCTTTTCACTCATAACTTTGTGTTTTATTTTGTTTGTATATATAAATACATAAATTTAAAAAATTTGAAATAAAAAAAGGGATACCTTTTGAGTATCCCTTTTGTTATATCTAAATGTATTATTAGTACTCTAATATAGCGTAATCGTATGTAAGAGTTAATTCTATCGTTGCAGGTTCGTTTTCGCTTGAGAAATCAAGTTCACCAAACGCAGCTCTTGAAATGAATGCACCCATAATAGTCCATTTTTCAATCTTATCACCAACAGGTCCTAACATATAAAAGTTAAGATTTTTCTTATAGAATTCAGCGTATCCATCTCTACCGGTAATAGATTCATGAGATAAACGTACCCACTCCATTACATATTGTGCCGCTGATGGAACAATTGGGTCATAAAGTGTAATAGTTAAATCTTGCCACTCACCTTTACCTTTTAGTTTTCTATAAACGTTAATGTGGTCAATCTTTACAGTTTGAAACTGAATTTCTGGTCTATTTGCCGCCTTTACCATATATGCTGGAATGCCAGTATCTGCCATTTCCATATAGTAACGATTCTTCATCTTTGGCTCAAACTGAGCGAAAGTCATTTTATCATACGATAATATTAAATCATCTGCCATTTTTCTTTCCTTTTAATTTATATTAATAAATATTCAATTTATTTCTTTCCCATATTATGCTGAGAAACTTGCTCCAGTTGGTAAGATGTTGAAATCTATTACAATAAATTCCGCTGTCTTTGTTGGTTGGAGGAAGATAGCTCCCGCTAATATGTTTCTATCAATTACATCTGGTGTATTATTTGTGTCATCCATTACAACGTTGAAAGCGTATAAGCCTTGTCTTTGTTGAATTGATTCCAAATAAGGAGTTACAGTATTGATAAATCTGCTTCTCGTTTCAGAAGTATTTTGTTCAAATACTAAATATCTAGATGTAGATGCAATAAATTTCTTCACAGCAATCAATAATCTTCTTACGTTGATTCTATCTAATGCCGATGCTTTATCTTGCAATGTTTTTTGTCCGAATGCTACAATACCTTGACCAGGGAAAGAAGCGATTGGGTTTACTTTGTTCTCATATAGAGTATCTCTTTCAGCGTGTGTAAGTCTATTTAATACACTCACAGCACCGATGATACCACCTCTATTTAAACCAGCAGGTGCAAACCATTCTGCCGATAATCTATCACTACTTGCAAATACTGCAGGTAATAATACTGATGGTGGAACAGTTGTCATCTTATTGGTATTAACATCAATTGTTTTTAACCAAGGATAGTAACAAGCTGCGTAGTTTGAATCAACTGCGTTTGCTTGTTCAGTTGCAGTTGTAATGTCAGAATCGTAATCAGTAAAGTCAGCGATATAGAAACAATCTTGTCTATCTTCACACATATCGATAATTCTTTGTGTGATTGCTGGATGTAATTCTCTATTAATACCAGGTGCTGCCACTAAATTGATATCATATTCATCAGGGTTTGATAAAGCGTTGATTGCTTTAGTATATCCTACCGAACCAGATGCGGTGGATGTTCCACAGTTAAATCCTTGATTGTTAGCCGCTCCCCATATATCAACATTATTTAAATCTTTATCACCAGCTTTAGCGATAGGAATTGTTGGATTAACACCATCAAACCCTCCTTGGAATGCTACCAAGAATTGTCTTTTAACCATATCAACAGCGGCTGAACCGGTCATTTTATAAGTCAATTGAGAATCGAATGCAAATAGTGTGTTTGCACCAGTTGTTGCTCCGTCAGGAATTGGTTTTAAATATTGTTGGTTATCAATAACAACTCCAGTTGTTTCATAATCAAATCCAGCAAAATAAAGTGGAGATGAAGATGTGTTATTAGCAGAACCGGTTTGGAAAACAACTGCTGGGATTAAACTATCACTTGCAGTAGTTTTAATTGGTAATTCATATGCTTTGTGTCCAAATGGTGCTGCTGAAATTGGGAATGAACCTTCTTTAGCAACTTCAACTCTTATATGAAGTGATTTGTTTGAATAATCACCGAATTCAGTAATTTTACCATTTGCATCAGTTTCAAAATATCTGTCACCGATTACTCTAGCAATATATCTAGGAGATGATGGGTCAAGGTTTACATTATTCCATGTTTCCATTACACTCTTTCTCTTATCGGTATCGCCATATGTTCTAAGCGTTACAGAGAATACAGCATAATCAGTTGAACCATCTTCACCAGCTGCTCTTACATTTGAAATTCCAATTTTATATTTTCTATTATAAAGATTACCATGTCCAATCGTATGGAAACGGAAAAGTTCATATCTTAAATCGTTGTTATCTTTTTGTGATAATATCCAAGGAGTAGTTGCTGTTGTTGCATCGTATGCAAAATCTTGTGTTGGTAATTGTACCACACTAATCACAACTCCTTGTGCACCACCACCATCGGTATCGTACTCACTTGCTACATTTTCAAAATAAGTGTATGAATATGCATGTTTAGAACCAAATGGAGATTCACCAAATACATCTCTAATATCATTTTGAGATGATGGTAATACAGATGCAGAAACCAAACCTATACCAGAACCAGAAAGTAAGAAAGAACCAGAGAATGCCGCTCTACCATCGCTAGTTAAAACCGATGATGGGAATCCTACTCCTTCATCACCAACTCTTGTTGAATGTAGAGTTGCAACGATTTTTTCTCCAAACGAACCAGATGCTTTAATTGCAATTGGTGCGGTTTGTAAATATCCACCGATTCCACCAACTCTTACGATTGTTGCTGAACCTGCTTCTCTTAAATAATTTTGTACTGCGTATTCAGTATAATAGGTCCCATCAGGTGTTCCAAAAATAGTTTCAAACTCTGATTGAGTTCTTACTACAGTTGGTACATATACAGGTCCTTGTTTGAAAGGTCCTATAAATGCGCCACCAATTTCACCTACTCCCTGTGCTAAGAAGGACAGGTCATTTTCTCTTGTGAATACACCAGGTGATACAATTCTTTCTGCCATTTTATTTCTCCGATTTGATTTTGATTGTTGGTATTATTTTTTGTATAACAATACACATATAAATATAATGAAAATACCCAAAACACAATTTTATTAGTTAAAGTGTTTTGGGTATATACTATTTTTAAATTAACCTATTGAGCTGCTTGAGATGCATATAATGCCTGACCGGATAATGGGTCTGGCGTTACTGAACCAGATAATGACCCGGTATACCAAGGTAATTCGGTTTCTCCAACGATTTGTACAACATTTCGCTGACCATCTATATCTTTTTGGATTCTACCAATTATATGGTCCCAATAGTTTGTTGCAGTATTTGAACCACTAACGTGATTTTTTATCCATCCTAATACTTGCTCTTCTGTTAGTTCATTATATGATGTAAAAGTACTTACATTAACGTCAGATGCTTTAAATGGAGTTGCACCAGTAAATTTTCCACTATATCCATCATCATCAGTAACTACTACTTCCCAGTTAGTTCCAATGATAACTCCCTCTAGACCTTCATGATTTTGTTTTCTTAGTCCTTTTAATGACCAACTTTGTGTATATGCCATAGCTTACTATTTTATCTATAAATATATGTGTTTTTAAAAAAAGTAACCAATTTAGTTTTTATTTAAAATTTTATGAACTATTGTTTTTAGTTCTTCAATTTCTTTGTTTTGTTTTTCTATAATTTCTTGCTGCTCTTTAACTGATTGTATCAATACAGGTACAATCTTTTCAAGTTGTACAGTTTTATAGTTTTGTCCGGATATTGATTTACCATCGGATAATGCATCAAACGGAGCAGGTTTAATAGCTTGTGGTATTACTTTCTCAACTTCTTGTGCAATTACCCCAATATCATGCCTATCAACCGGATTAAATCCTAAATCATCAACAATATCTTTCCAATCAAAGTAAACACCTCTCAATCTTTTCAACATTCCTAATGCATCTGAAATTGTAGTGATATTTTCTTTTAATCTTTCATCCGATGAATATGCAATAATGTTACCTGCTGCATACATATCACCACCCGGTGTCAATTGCCATCTATTTGCACCCATTGACCATCCACCGATACGAATTACGTTATCAACATCAAGTCCCATATTAGTTGCAAATACACCGTATTTATGCCAAGAGAAGAATGCGGTTAAGTTACTATTTGCACAGGCTTGTAAGTTTGCAGTATTGGTATCGTTTACATAATATGCTCTATTTGTTACAAATTGGAATTCATAGTTTGGTTGAGAGAAACCACCATTTGTGTTGGTGTATCTAAATCTACCATCACCAGAACTACTACCAAAATAGTATCCAGTATCGTCAAGATCGTAATAAATTCTAGCCTGTACATCGCTGTTTATAAGAACGGTATTACCGGTATGCCAGTTAAGATACATTGGATATCCCGGTCTAGCATCAATGTGTAAGTTACCATTTGATGTAAACATTTGTGCCCAATCACCTATATGGTTATTAGCACCAACTCTTAAATAAGCTCCCCACCACCAGTTAGGTCCGTGAAGTGTACCACCTCTAATTCTTAAACCTTGGTTATCAGTATTGTGTTGGTCTAAATAATATCCAGTATCTTGGTTATCATAGAAAATTGGCGCTCTTAATGAACCACCTGCTTCTAAATATTGGTCTACATAAACACCCCATCCAGTAGTAACCATTCTTCTAGAACCAGCATAGTACATATTCAACTCAGCTCCACTCATGTACCAAATCCAACCTCTAGCACTATCGTGAAGACCAACGTTATCACCCATAGTACTCATAAAGGTATATCTACTACCAATACCATACCCATACCATCCATTTCTACCACCACCATAAGTTGCTATATGGCCATATGGATTGCCCTCACACTCTGGAGACCAAATACCTCTACCATAAGATTCCCAATAAACACCGGTACATCCTTGTGGTCTGAACCAGTTGTTTGCTAATACATAGTGTAATTGAGATGTACCATTCGGGTCTAATCTATAACCAGAATCGTTTCTATCATAAAAAATATTAGAATATATTTCACCAACACCATAAATACCATTTCCATAATATTCAGATGGTCCAAAGTATCTCATCCATTGATTGGTATAATAGTTCATATAGATTGAATATCCGCAATACGAATCTATATGTAAGTTACCAGGAAGATAAATTCTACCACAACCGTTTCTAGAAATAATTTCACTGTCTACGGTAATACGGCTTAATGCAGATGTACCATTAGGGTCTGAATAGAATCCGGTATTATTTGAATCATAAACGATAGTTGCATAAAAATCACTAGAATATTCATTCAGACCATACATTGCAATCTTTCTCCAACCAGACGGTGAAGACCAAACATTTCTAAACCACAATCCACTAATAGGTCCACCAACCATTTGCCAACCGTATCCACAACCATATCCACAAGTATAGTGAGCGGTTTGAATACCGGTCCAGTGAGATGTACCCGCTGGTTGGTTACCAGGATTACCCCAGCTATCAAAGAATCCACTACCCCAGTTCCAAACGGAGTTAAGGTCAGTTGTACCCCAACCCATTGAACCAACCCAATAGTTACTATCACCGGTGAAATCCCAACGAGGTGAATTATATTTTGCGGTATTACCCATAGAAGCTTTTGTTCTATCGGTAAATCTATTCATATTCGATGTACCATTACCATCAAAATAATATCCAGTATCGTGGTCATAATATATGGCTGCTCTAACATCGGAATGTGCATAAATACCATGTGACCTCATCGATGCTCTATCCGAACCGGCATAATATAAGTTTAGTTCGCCACCACTCATATACCACACCCATCCTCTAGCACTGTCATGCATACCAACGTTGTCACCACCGGTACTCATCAGGGTATAACGGCTGAATATACCATATCCACCCCATCCGTTTCTACCACCTCCGTTTGTTGCAACGTGCCCATAAGGATTACCCTCACATTCAGGTGACCATAGTCCTCTACTATATGATTGGAAATAGAATCCAGCACAACCTTGTGCTCTGAACCAGTCATTTGCATATACCGCACTCATTTGAGAAGAACCATTCGGGTCTATATAATATCCGGTGTTATTACCATCATACCAATATCCGGCATAGAATGTACCACCACCTATGTTTCTATCGTACAACATCACCTCATACCAAGGATATGTTGTACCACCCCATTTACCTCTTAACCACCAACGGCTTCCTGCGTCATGCGCACCTACCATTTGCCAACCATACGCAGAACCACCATCAGATGATGCGTAGTGTTGACCCGAAACTATACCTTGTGCGTGAACATAACCACCGCCTTGAGGGTGACCAGTTCCACCACCCCAAATATCCCATCCCCCAAAACCAGATTTCCAAGCGTTATCCCAGTTTCCAGCAGATGTACCCCATCCAAAAGTACCCGTCCAATAGTTTACATCACTTGTATAATCGAATCTAGGAGTAATCCAATGATAACCCCTATTCATTGCGGCATGTGTTCTTTGAGTAAATCTATTTAAGTTAGATGTACCATCCATATTAAGATACCAGCCATTATCATTATAATCGTAAATTATTTGAGGTCTAATACCACCACTACCAGGTACTTGAATAGTATTACTACCCTCACCCATATACATTGTCATAGATGAGTTGTTACCATACCAATGTTGTGCCTCAACTACATATGCTGAGAAATCCCAACGAGGTTCGTTGTTTACGTTATTAACAAGTTTAATTCTATTACCAACAATATAGTTTGTACGAGATGTTGATGCAAAATCACCATAATAACCACCATCATTTGAATCGTAATAAATTGGAGCGTACATTGCACCACCAACGGATACAGTACCACCAATAAATGCACCACCTGCAAAACCTAAACGAGAATAAGTTGTACCATTATCTTTTAATGCCAAATGATGTCCATATCCACTTCCATACTCATAACCCAATCCGTACATATTACCAAGTGGCCAAGATTCACCAATCGTCCAAATTACTTTTGCCGATGTACCTGCGTTATTATAATCACCCATCAAACCACCACTATTTCTACTTACCAAATAGTTACTATACCACATTCTACCATTTTGCTCCGTTTGATTGAAGTTATTAGTAGAAGCAGGGTCTGAATAATATCCTGTGTTATTTTGGTCATAGAATATCGGAGAACGCATTGAACCATACGCCCATAGATTACCAGATGTATCACCTTCTACAACATTACTACCACCAGAATTTCTAAAAATAAAGTAGCTAGCATATTGGAAATACCAGTTACTACTATGATATTGAATTTTTCCAGCATATTCACCATCCCATCCAGAAGAGTCTGCTCTCCAACTACCATGAGTTCTTATCGCAGTTGTACTATCACCATTAAAATAATAAGTTGAGTTTGTATCGTAGAATATTGGAGCTTGTACATAGTTTACACCATAAATGTCTCTACTTCTTAATACCTGAAGGTCACCAGAAATCCAGCTATATGAATCAGATTCGATTGCCGCCGAATATCCTTCAGCAACATCCATTACACCATCGTAATATGTACCATTTTGTATTTTACGAAGAACAACTTGTCCATAAGACCAAGAAGAACCACCAGTACCAATTACGATACAATATCTACCATCTTTAACACCAACTCTAACTTGCTTATCAGTATATCCTACTACGTTTGCGTTATAGTTATACCACGCACCATTCCAGTTATGTCCACCAACAATTACAGTTGCTGCCGCATTTCCATTATATTCATAAATGTCAATTACGGCGTGAATCATACCATAGTTACCGGTTCCACCAGGGAATTTAATAATTACGGCACCGGTTGCACCAGTTGCACCCCAAACTGCGTATGGTCTACCAACAATATTTCTTTGTTTAATACCACCTTGAATTCTTAAAGATGTTGCGGTTGAAGCTGGATTTAAGAAATATCCAGTATCATCATAATCATAAAATATACTTGCTCTTACATCACTAAAGTTTGTAGCAGAATTACCACCACCATTTATACCACCATACAACCAGTTATATCCGGCTGAATAGATACCATTTGGATGCCAAGAAGCATTACCCGTTCCACCAACGTTACCATTACCTCTATAAGAATAAGCGTAAACTTCATTCAGATTAGATGTAGATGCCGGGTCTAAATAATATGCAGTAGATGTGTAATCATAATAAATTGGAGAACGAACCGAACCGAAAGAATATAGGTTAGATGAACTATCCATATATCCTTTTTGTGAGTTTCCAATTCTAAATTCAACATAGTTTTCAGAACCCAACATTAAATACGTTGATGAATATACACCAGGTGCTCCCCAAGCTGCTCCTAACCTTACATCACTTACACCATTACCTTCTGGATTTTGAACTCTAAACCCACTATCGTTTGTGTAGAATTTAACTCGATTTGATGACCCACCTTGTAGTACAAATCCGCCATTTGCAGGATTTGTATAATATGTTGAATCATCTAAATCATAATAAATTGGTGCGTACATTGAATTATACGAAATAGTCGCATCTGGTTGTAATCTAAAATCTTCGGAGTTGTTATACGCAAATCTTAAATAATCGGATGCACCATTATCAACTAATAAGTTCCATCTATTACTTTCATCAGAAGAATATAAATTCAATCCATCATCCCAACTCGTACCACTTGCTACTAAATTAGTTTTTCTAATTCTTGAAGTACTATTTGGGTCAATATAATAGTTTCTATCATCATAATCATACATAATACTATGCATTGCATATGTTGATGTAGTTTGATTATAAGTTGTATTGTTACCAATTACACCAGAACCTAGTGGAACTCTTGGTACACCACCCGGATCAGCTACACTATATTCAATTGAACCAATGTTATCATTATTGAAATTCATGTCCGCAGATACAGACATTCTATAACGAACTCCATCTAATAATAACATATAGAACCAATATCCACTACCGGCTAAATCTCTTGGACCAGCTTGGTAGATATAATATCCATATGGATTTTGGTTAGCGTTGTAAGAACCATGTTCAGTATAGAAATACCACATATTTTCTTGCCCACTATGCCATTCTCTAGAATTTATTACAAATTCCGCAGTACAACCACCATACGGGTTACTACCATTATCACTAATTGCACGAGATATAGAAAGTCTAACTGGTGAACCACCACTATTGAATCTACTAATACTAAATCTTACCCATCTTCTATTACCATTAAATGTACCAGGAACATCAATATATTGTTCGTTCTGATAAGTTTTATTTACTTGTAATGCGTTTAATCTAGATGTTGATAATGGATTGGTATAATATGATGTATTATCGGAATCATAAAATATTGGTGCTCTAAAATCAGAAGATGCATATGCGACACCACTTTCATTTACAGAGAATAATTCATTCGTTGATTTAATTGCATTATTACCAACTATAAATCTTACACCGGTATCATTATTATTAGAATCAATACTTACACGAACATCACCGGCACTTGCTAAGTTTAATATATTACCAGATGAATTATTTTGTATAACGGTTACATCATAGGTATTATCTCTATAAATACCAGCCGCTGTATCCGATAAATAAAATGCCCCACCATTTCCGGCTGCATTTGAATATACTGAACTCTTTGCCCAAACAATACCATCATTTCTAACTTCTAATGCAGCTCCACCAGTACCAACTCCACTTACGGCAAATCCTTCATTAGTACCACCACCTGTCCAAATAATATTTTTAAGTTGTGCTCCTAAATTTGTAGTAGAAGTAGTTGTTCTAAATCTTGCTCCCCAAGTGTTTGGTTCATTATTTACAGATAATAATCCGTCATTTGGTATATTAATTGAACCACCAACATTTAATCTATATGAATTATTTGGTGCAGTACCTATACCAGTATTACCTGCTATGTAAGCCTGTTTTGTACCTAAACTTTGGTCAGTTCCAGAGAATAAATAAAAATCAACTATATTATTTTCATCTTCAATATAAACTGGATAAACACTATCGCCTGCATCATTTGAATATCCTTCAATATACAACATTACCGAATTACCACTATTCCATGTACTATTGTAACTTCCGCCACCTAATGAGAAGTTTTTGATATGACCCGCCACAGTACTACCAGCAGTACCACCCGTTATACTTCTATGCGTTAAAAGGCCTGTGTTTGATATTGTAAATCTATTTGCATTATTTGTTACGTCATAAACAACAAACGAACCATCCGCATTTATAATAGAATAATCGGAATCATTATTAGTATCCGTTAAATTAATTCTTGGATATGTGTAAGATAAAGTTAAATCACCATTAAGTGTAAGTCCAGCAAAAGTTGGAGAATCAGTTGTTCTTATATTCTGATTCATTAAGTAAACTTCGGTTGCACCTTGTCCTGTATCAATCGTACCACTCAAAACTACATTTCCACTTACTGATAAAGTGTTATCTGCTGTCCATCTATCATTTGATTCATCCCAATAGAATGAAACAGTTGATAATGAACCTCTTCTAACTTCAATACCCGCATTTTCAGTTGGTGTGCCAGTTGTGAAGTTTGAATTAAGAGTTATAATATTATCCGCTAATAGGATTGTTTCAGTATTAATTGTAGTTGTTGTACCACTAACTGTCAAGTCACCGGTAATAACCGCATTACCAGTAACTGTCAATAAAGTTCCATTAAAAGTTAAATTACTTTCAACCGTTCCATTTGGTGCAGTTCCGTTTAATGTAATTACACCATTATCAGTTGTACCAGTTAATGCTAATAATCCAGATGAACCAGATGTACCTTGTGTACCAGATGTTCCAGATGACCCGGATGAACCACTACTTCCAGATGTTCCAGATGAACCACTACTGCCTGATGAGCCACTGCTTCCAGATGAACCAGAAGTACCGCTACTTCCGGATGAACCGGATACTCCAGATGAACCTGATGTGCCTGAACTACCACCGGTGCCTCTTGTTCCAGATGACCCGGATGTACCAGAACTACCACTCGTGCCATCTGCTCCAGTTTTTCCACTTGTACCAGAACTTCCACTACTACCAGATGTGCCACTACTACCAGATACTCCAGAAGAACCAGATGAACCTGAACTTCCCGATGTACCTACTGCACCATCTTTACCAGATGTACCACTACTTCCATTACTTCCACTTTGTCCAGAAGTACCAGATGAACCAGAAGTACCTGAACTACCAGAAGACCCTGCAGAACCTCCCGTACCACCCGTTGAACTTGTACCAGATGAACCAGATGTACCAGAACTTCCAGATGAACCAGAAGTACCCGAACTACCCGATGAACCTGAACTGCCACTCGCTCCACCTACTCCACTACTACCAGAAGAACCAGATGAACCAGATGTGCCACTACTTCCAGAAGAACCAGAACTACCAGATGAGCCACTCGTTCCCCCACTACCAGCAGTACCAGAACCACCACCTGCTCCAGTTAGACCAGATGAACCTCCGCTACCAGAAGTACCAGATGAACCAGATGTTCCGTTACTTCCATCTTTACCAGAAGTACCAGATGACCCGGATGTACCAGATGAACCAGAAGTACCAGGTGTACCCGTTCCTCCCGATATACCAGAACTTCCCGATGAGCCAGAAGAACCTCCACTACCAGATGTTCCAGATGAACCGGAAGTACCTGAACTACCAGATGAGCCACTTATACCAGATGTACCATCTTTACCAGAAGAACCAGAAGAACCGTCTTTACCGGATACTCCACTAGTTCCTGATGAACCAGAACTTCCAGATGAACCAGAAGAACCTGATGTTCCCGATGAACCAGATGAACCCGATGAACCACCGCTTCCCGATGTACCAGAAGAACCTGAACTACCTGAACTACCAGAAGAACCTGAACTACCTGAACTACCAGATGTACCACTACTTCCAGATGAACCAGAGGTACCAGATGACCCGGATGTTCCAGAAGAACCAGAACTACCAGAAGAACCTGATGTTCCAGAAGAACCAGATGAACCTGAGCTACCTGAAGTTCCTGAAGAACCCGCAGAACCAGTTGTACCAGAGCTGCCACTTGTTCCAGATGTACCAGAAGTACCAGAAGTTGCTGCTGCAAATCTTCTACTAACTCTACCAGTAGTTGTATTTAATACCAACACTTCATTTGTTGTGTTATCGGTTGGTATCGTATCAGGAGTTCCAACGAATATAGAACCACTTATGTTTAAACTACCTGTGATTTCTTGTCTATCGGATGTAGCATCCCCAAATTTATTTGAACCAGATGAATAAATTACGGATGATGAAATAAATGTTGTACTTATTTCAGTTGATGTAATCTTACCACTAACATTAATATTACCAATTATATTTGCATTACCGGTTACATTTGCATTTCCAGTTAGAGTTAATCCACCACTTATATTTGTTGGTACATTTACTACCAATCCGTTATTAGGTGAAATTTGTGCAACTGCAGAACCTGATTTTATTCTATTGATATCACCAATCGAATCCGCTTGTATATTAAATAGTCCACTACCATCTCCTCTAAATATTGATGCCGATACCGACCCAGTTATTAATGTATTTGCATTAATTGTAAGTGTTTCTGATGCTGGAGTATCGATTATTGATGTTTCAATTTTAGAAGCAGAAAAAGGTATCGCGTTTACAATACTAATTGAATTTGGGGAAGCACTTATAACAGGGCTTCCACTAACATAAAGTGATATTACGCTAGAACTTACTTGATTTAATCCATTTGGGTCAATACCTATAAAACTACTCATCTACCTAATTTACTTTTTTTATGATAACTCTAACGCTGAAATGATTACATCTGCAGACGATGCCACAGATGATACTACTGCTAAAGTATCTGTTGCTTCCATAACTATTTTTTGTTCGCCACCTACAAGAACTACTGATGACCCTTGGGTAATAAGTACATCTTTTACTAAATATACGGTTTTAGTTGCCGAAGTATCCGTCAATCTAACACTTACCGATATATTTTGTGTTGCTACATTTGCAACATTAACTCCAATAATAGTAGTAGTGGTTGCAGATGGAACTGAATACACTATTGTATTCGATGTTCCGATTGAACCTGTAATACTATTTTTAAATACGTTTGCCATCTATATTTTTATTTTATCCTAAAGCAATAGCATATGCTAAAGAGGTATCTAGTACATCTACTCCATCTACTAAATATCCACCCGCAGTTAGGTTCATAGAACCCGTCAAAATTACCGAGCCAGTTATGGATAATCGGTTATTTACATTTAGGTTATCAAATGATGCCTGCTGTACATCGATAGTTCCTTTAAAAGAACCCGTCAATGAACCTGTAAACGAACCGCTTAAATCCGCAAAAGCGAAATTTCTATCCTGTGAAATTGAACCCGAAAATATGGGATTGTGTATTACCATTTTACCTGCTTACTTTTGTTATAGGTATAAATATAAACGAATCCTTCTTTTAAGGTTTTATTGGCCATTCAATATTAAACGGGTCTATTTGGTTTGTTATATCTCTTAAATTTTGTCTATATTCTGTCCAAACTGATTTAATTTCAGTTGGTATGTCCGATAATTGAGTCCAATCACACTCCGATAATAGCTCGTTTCTAATATCTCTAATATTAGCCCATTTTTCTTCTACTCGTGTATTGATTAGTTCCTGTGTTGCATCGGTTATTACCCAATTTTGATAATAAACTCCTTCAATTAGTATAGGAGTTTCTTCGGACACTATTTTTGTGTAGTTATTTGGTTTAGGAGTCTGTCTTACTTCATACATATCCCACGATAATAAATCGTTTTCAGTAAGTTCCAAAGGGAACGTTACATTTTTATTATCCGTTTTTAAATTTTCAATAGAATACGGATATTGAATTTCGTTATTTATAATTCTTAAATACATATTATTTCCAAATTGTAGGTATTGAAGCGTAATTTGATAAATTTATACAATTTCTAAAAGCATCCGTTCCAAATGGAGTAGGAACTCTATTCCATAAATCGGGTGCCGTTCCAGTCATTGCATTAGCAGTTGTTGCCATATTATATACGTTTACAAAAGTACTCACCGAAGTATTATATGTAAATTGTAAAGGTTGAGTTACAGCATAGCAGTTTCTAAAAGTTGAAGCAAAACTAATTGCGTTTATATTCAAATCAAAAAGAGTTGATGGTACAGTACTCAATGAAGTACAAGTACTAAAACATGCTGCAAAGTTTGTAGCTGATACGTTTTCATCAAATAATCCCGTAGGTATTGATGTAATTGGTGTATTTGTAAAAGTATCGGTAAAAGTAGTTGCGTTTGGAGAATATGCAAACAAATCCGCAGGGATTGATGTTAATCCGGTATTTCTCATAAAACTAGCAAAGGTAATAACTTCTGCTAATCCAGTATATCCACCAACTCCACTTAAAGAAGCACTACCAGGAATAGTTGTTAAATTAGAACAACCATAAAAATCAATTGCTCTCAATCCAACAGTACCCCATTGTATTAATGCAACAATAAGAGGACGAATCGCCGCATTATTATTAACCTTAAAATACGGCATAAACCCGCTTATACTAATATCATATGTACCAGCACTAACGTATGTATGCGTTTTATCCAAATCAGTTGATGAGGTAATTGTAGAAGAACTACTATCTCCCCAATTAACCGTAAAGGTAGGAGTAAACCCAGCATAATCAGCAATAGGTAAAGTAAAAATAGTATTAGCAGATGTTGTAGTAATTCTGATAATAAATGGGAACTCTTGTCCCCCTTCTGCTGATGTTATTAATCTTCTAAAAATTCCCATAACTATTAACTAAAGTTTTTACCACTAACAAATCCATAATATGTAGTACCGCCATCATAAGTATAGAATACCAAAATATCAGTTCCAACGGATGTTAATGTTGGTTGGCTACCACCAGCCCAATCTACATTACCAGGCCAAGTTATCGTATATGCTCCAGCATTCACAGTAACTAATGTAAATCCAAATGCGTTTGAACCCGGTGCGTTTGTGAATGTAACGGTTGAATTGGTATTAAATTGTCTTCTGAAGTTATTTCCGGTTGAAAGGTCTATTGTTACACTTCCACCTGTCCCTTGGTCTGCATAAGTTTCTCTAAATGTAGTTGCCGAAACGAATGTAGTTGCCGCTAATGATGTTGTTACCGTTACATTACCAGTTACACTTAACGTACTACCATTGAATGTTAAATTCGATTCAACGTTTGCACCAAATGAAACGGCATTATAAGTTAAGATACCATCTTCGGTATTACCCGCTAATGGGAACCCAGATGTACCTGATGTACCTGATGTAAATCCAGGTGCAGATGTACCGGATGTACCACTTTGTCCAGAAGTACCAGATGTAAAACCAGGAGGAGTTGTACCAGATGTACCAGCCGTGCCACTTATTCCAGAAGTACCAGATGTACCAGATGTGAAACCAGGAGGAGTTGTACCAGATGTACCAGCAGTACCACTTTCTCCAGAACTACCCGATGTACCGGATGTGAAGCCCGGAGGCGTTGTACCCGATGTACCAGATGTTCCAGTTTCACCAGATGTTCCCGATGTAAAGCCTGGAGGTGTTGTACCCGATGTACCAGATGTTCCTGCTTCACCGGTTGCATTTGTACCATCTTTACCAGATGTACCACTACTACCAAAATATGTTCCATCAAATCCAGAAGTTCCAGATGTACCATTTGTACCTAATCCAGAAGTTCCAGATGTACCACTTACGCCCGATGTACCAGATTCACCAGATGTACCACTACTTCCAAATAAAGTTCCATCTTTACCAGATGAACCAGATGTACCAGTAGTTCCACTCACACCAGATGTGCCACTTTGTCCAGAAGAACCCGAAGTTCCACTTACACCCGATGTACCAGATGAACCAAAATAAGTACCATCTAACCCAGAACTACCCGATGTACCAGAAGAACCAGAAGTTCCTGATGTGCCACTTTCTCCACTGGTTCCAGATGTACCACTTTCTCCACTAGTTCCAGATGAACCAAATAATGTACCATCTTTACCAGAAGTTCCAGAAGAACCCGATGAACCACCACTACCATCAGTTCCACTTTGTCCAGAACTACCCGATGTACCGGCTGTACCACTTTCTCCAGAAGTTCCTGAAGAACCAAAGAATGTTCCATCTTTACCAGAACTACCTGATGTGCCACTTACTCCCGAAGTACCACCCGTTCCAGCACTACCAGATGAACCAGTTGTACCAGATGAGCCACTACTTCCAGATGTACCAGAAGTCCCTGAAGAACCAAAGAATGTCCCATCTTTACCAGAACTACCTGATGTACCCGCTGAACCAGATGTGCCATCAGAACCAGAAGTTCCTGATGTGCCACTTTCTCCAGAAGAACCAGAAGTACCGGATGAACCTTCCGCGGAAGTACCAGATGAACCAGATGAACCAGATGTGCCACTTTCTCCAGATGTACCCGAAGTGCCACTTTCTCCAGAAGTTCCTGCAGAACCAGTTGAACCACTACTACCAGATGTACCATGTGAACCAAAGAATGTTCCGTCTAAACCAGATGTACCAGATGTGCCATCTTTACCAGATGAACCAGAAGAACCTGATGTACCCGAAGTGCCACTTTCTCCAGATGTTCCCGAAGTACCATGTGAACCAAAGAATGTTCCATCTTTACCGGAACTACCCGAAGTACCATCGGTACCAGATAAACCAGATGAACCGGATGTGCCACTACTACCAGAAGAACCAGATGTACCAGCACTACCGAAGAATGTTCCATCGATACCACTACTACCAGATGTTCCAAATGAACCATCAACACCAGTTGTACCAGAAGTTCCTGTTAATCCTGATGAACCCGATGTACCAGATTCACCGGATGTACCACTACTTCCAAAGAATGTTCCATCAACACCGCTTGTTCCAGAAGAACCCGATGTACCAGATGTGCCACTGCTTCCAGATGAGCCAGAAGTACCCGAAGTTCCTGAAGAACCAAAATAAGTTCCGTCTAATCCAGAAGTTCCAGATGACCCGGATGAACCACTACTTCCAGATGTTCCAGATGAACCCGATGTTCCATCTTTACCAGATGTGCCGCTACTACCAGATGAGCCACTACTTCCAGATGTACCATATGAACCAGTTGTACCAGAACTACCAGATGTACCAGATGAACCTGAAGTTCCTGATGTTCCATCTACCCCTGAACTTCCACTGCTTCCGCTACTTCCAGAAGAACCAGATGAACCGGTTGTACCAGATGAGCCACTACTTCCACTCGTGCCACTACTGCCAGATGTACCATCGGTACCAGATGTGCCAGATGTGCCACTGCTTCCAGATGAACCAGAAGTTCCTGCAGAACCAGTTGAACCACTACTACCAGATGAACCAGATGAGCCACTACTTCCACTACTTCCTGCGGTTCCAGATGAACCAGAACTACCAGAAGAACCTGCTGAACCGTTTGTACCAGAAGTTCCTGCAGAGCCAGATGAACCCGAACTTCCTGATGTTCCAGATGACCCATCTTCTCCGGATGAACCAGATGTACCAGAAGAACCGGAAGAACCCGCTGACCCGGTTGTACCAGAGCTACCAGATGTACCGGTTGTACCAGATGAACCACCACTACCATCGGAACCAGATGACCCGGATGTACCAGAAGAACCAGATGAACCAGATGTACCAGATGTGCCGCTTTGTCCAGAAGTTCCAGAGGTACCAGATGTACCTGCTGAACCACCGGTACCAGAAGATGCCGATGTTCCAGATGTAGCAGATGTTCCGCCACTACCAGAAGAACCAGATGTACCAGATGTGCCACTCGTACCTGATGTACCAGAGGTGCCAGATGTCCCGGCAGTACCACCACTACCAGAAGATGCAGATGTTCCGGAACTACCACTAGTACCCGATGTTGCAGATGAACCAGAAGAACCCGATGTACCAGAAGTTCCTGAACTACCTGAACTACCTGAACTACCAGATGAACCTCCACTTCCAGATGAACCAGAAGTTCCTGCAGAACCAGTTGAACCACTACTACCAGATGAACCTCCACTTCCAGAAGAACCAGAAGAACCTGATGTGCCAGATGTTCCTGATGAACCAGATGACCCGGATGTACCAGATGTTCCTGAACTACCTGAACTTCCTGATGTTCCCGATGACCCGGATGTACCAGATGTTCCAGAACTTCCGTCCGAACCGGATGTACCAGATGTGCCACTAGTGCCACTAGTACCGGAACTTCCAGATGAACCAGAAGAACCAGATGTACCAGAGCTTCCAGATGAGCCAGAAGAACCAGATGAACCACTACTACCACTACTTCCAGATGAACCAGAAGTTCCAGTTGAACCTGAACTTCCCGAACTACCGGATGAACCAGATGTACCATCTACTCCCGAACTTCCACTGCTTCCAGATGTACCAGAAGAACCAGAACTACCAGATGAACCAGATGTACCGGTAAATCCAGATGTACCAGAAGAACCAGAAGAACCACCGGTTCCAGATGAACCTACAGCAGCTGCTACGTTTCTATATCCTAATTTTTTAGTTATTGGGTCCCACGTTACAACCTCATCATATGATGCCGATACGATTCCCCCAAGCATTATACTACCACTAACACCTAAACTTCCACTAATTGTAAGTGATGCGTTTATTGTTTGGTCTGTGTTAATTTGTAAGAATGAAGATGTATCAGATGATGGAGTACTTAATGCAAATAATGCGTATGATGCGGTTCTTGAAAAAGTTATACTATCCATTCCCAACGGTCCATCTACTCCAGTTGATAAAATATAAGATGCCGTTTGAGATGATTGAGCTGCTCCACCATTTATTGTTACCAATACTCCATCCGAACCAGATGAAATCACATCTACCCCAGAACCACTAAAGTTTATTTTTGCGGTTTGAGATTTTACTAACGAACCAGTATGATAAATAAATAATTCAGTTCCACCACCACCGCCATTTAAAGCGAAAGATGCGGTTAATGCGTAAGAAGAACTTACTGCACTAAACACACTCATTGATGCGGTTTGATTGTTTCTTACATATTGAGATGAATCCCCTAATGAAGCGGATAACGATGCTAAAGATGCAGAATCAAATCCTTGAACAGATACAGCAACTTCAGCTCTACGAGCATATGATGCTGATAATACTTCACCAAATACTCTATCTCCATTTATAGTACCATTAATCAAAGAACCACCACTACCAATTACAACATGTCCAGAAGTTAATCCAGCAAATTTAATTTGAATTGTATCTTCATCGATTGATTTAATTGTACCAGGGATAATTTGGTCTTCCGAACCAGTTGCGTAAACCTGTACCATTGGGTAAAGGATTCCTAAATTGTGTACAATTGTTAAATCACTTATATTACTAAATGATACGGTTTCAGTTAATGATGTCTCAGGTTGAGGAACAAAATATCCTCTATTTTCATCAAACCTTAACATATCGTATTCAGCAGATGCAGTTGGTCCTACTCCTTGGAAATTGTATGTACCAATTAAACCACCACTTACGATTGGTGCGAATACTGCGTGTGAACCAGTTATATCTACCGCCGATATATTATGTGTTACGGTTAAGTTACCATCAATTGAAGATGAAGTACTTACTCTAAATCCTAAATCAGGAGATATTTCTGCAAATTGAGAACCCGATTTTAATATTGATGTTTCAAATGCTAAATTCGCAATGTTAATATTTCTTAACCCACTACCATCTCCCACATATCTACTTCCAGATTGAAGTACAACATCTGAACCAGTTACAAATATACCACCACTCACTGCCAACGAACCAGAGAATATTCTTACTGATGTGTTTATTTCTAATCCTTTATTTGGAGAAATAACTGCCTCAACAGATCCAGATATAATTCTATCTAATTGTAAATCTTCCAATGCTTCCGCAGGGATATTAAATAATCCACTACCATCTCCATCGTATCTTGCAGCAGTTATTGGTACGTTTACATCCAATTTAGATGGGTCAATAATTGCTCTTGCAGAACCAGAATTAATTTTATCTAATTCAAGATTCTCAATCGCTTCAGGTGGGATGTTAAATAATCCACCACCATCTCCAATGAATAAAGATGCAGTTAATGAACCGGTAATTGAAACCGAACCGGTAATTTGTGTTCCTATATCAGAACCAGTAACTCCGGTTACCACTTGGAAGAACTTACCACTTGCTACCGATGCAGTTGCCGAACCACTAGCAATTAACGGAGCTGCTGCCGCTTGTACATTTGTGATATATCTACCATCACCAAATAAGAATCCTCTTGCAGTTAAATCATCGGCAGTTAATGAACCACTAACTGAAACACTACCAGTAAATTCAGAACCAATTTCAGAACCAGTTGCCGAAGTTATTACTCTAAAATCAAATCCATTAGCTACCGATGCAGTTGCCGAACCACTGGCGATAAAAGGTGCTGCGGCTGCAACTACGTTTGTGATGTATCTACCATCACCAAATATAAATTCAGATGCGTAAAGTGAACCACTAATTCCTACACTACCAGTAAATTCAGAACCAATTTGAGAACCAGTCTTTGCTGTTATTACTATAAAAGATTCACCACTTGCTACCGAAGCAGTTGCACTTCCACTTGCTATCAATGGTGCTGCTGCCGCTTGTACGTTTGTGATGTATCTACCATCACCGAATAAGAATTCAGTTGCTCTTATACTTCCACTAACTTCAATTGAACCGGTAAATTGAGAACCAACATCCGAACCAGTAAATGGAGTAATTACTTTGAATCCAAAATCAGGTGATACTGATGCGGTTACCGAACCAGATTTAATTTCAGTACTAATAAGTGCATCTTCGGTTAATGCTGATTTAGGAATATTTCTTAAAAATGTACCTTCCGCATAAATGAATGAAGAAGAATCTATGAATAAACCACCACTTGGGTCATTAACATAGATACTTCCGCTTACTGAAATTGAACCAGTAAATTGTGATGCTATTTGCGTACTAAATGAACCGGATTCATCAATAGATGATGTAAATGGTGTTAAAACCCTAAACCCATCAACTGGACTTACTGATGCTGTTACTGAACCAGATTTGATTTCCGCTGATATTAATGCGTCTTCGGTTAATGCCGAACGAGGTATATCAAAGAATAATCTACCAGATGAACTAATAAATGAACCACTAGCCATTGTAATACTTCCACTAAACGTAGAACCACTTTCCAATGATTCAACCAAAAATCCTCTTTCTGGAGTTACAGATGCGGTAATACTACCGGTTGCAATTCTAAATACTTCTTCTGATAATGCCGAACGAGGAATATCAAATAATCCTCTACCACTACCACTAAACATAGAAGCCGAAATTGGACCAGATACATCTAAACTTCCGGTAATTTGTGTATCACCTATTAATGTTATTTCTGATGGTATTTCTAAAAAATCAACAATATTCAATTGTCCCGCCATTGACGAATGCAATTGGCAGTTATAATATAATGTGTTAGGTGAACCAGAATACGGAGTAAATACAATATTTCCACTATCATCTCCGTTATTTGTAATACTTTGACTAACGGCATTAGAAGTACCAAATGAATTAACAAACTTAATCCACAATGGATGACCTACTGCGTTTACATTAAAAGTATATTGAACACCCCTTACTAATGTTAATGTTGCGTTTGAACCAGATACATTTCCATTACTCACTACATACGCACTACTTCCATCGTTAGTTACATATATGATATTATCTATTAATTCGTTAGGCAATGGTCTTGCAGATGATGATACGATAAAACTACCATCAAATCTAGAATGAACATTTACTTCAAATCCTTCGTTTGGTGAAATAGATGCCGTTGCCGAACCACTAAATATTTTTGTAGAATCAATTGCTAAATTAGCTAATGTAATATTTGATAAGTATCTACCATCACCGATGAAATAAGAACCACTAGTTGAAGTTACATCACCTCTTACTAAAAGACTTCCGGTTATATCAACACTACCAGTAAATTCAGAACCACTATCAAATGATTGTACTTTAAATCCAAATAGAGGCGAAACGGATGCAGTTACACTACCACTTGCAATTTTATTTGGTGCAAACGATAAAGCAGATTCTGGAATATCAAATAAATTTCTACCACTACCACTAAATGCCGAACCACTTTGTAATTCTATATTTCCAAATGCAAATAAACTACCACTAATAGAAACACTACCAGTTAATTGAGAACCAAGTAAACCAGATTCAACAATAAATCCTCTATTTGGCAATGCTGAAGCCGTTACGGATCCAGATGCAATTCTAAATAATTCTTGAGATAATGCCGAAAATGGTATATCCGTCAATCCTCTACCACTACCACTAAATACCGATGATGAAATACCAGATTTAAATAAAGCAGATTGGTTTACTACTAAAGAACCCGTTACAACTAAATTAGATTTTAAATCAGTTGAACCTGTTACAATTAGGTAATCTCTAACGGTTACACCGGTATTTACTAAAAATCCTTTATCAGGTGAAATAGATGCCGTTGCCGAACCACTAAATATTTTTGATGTATCTAAATCAGATAATGCCGCTACTGGTATATCAAATAATTTTCTACCACTACCAGAGAATGATGAACCTGTTATTACTCTAACTTCTCCATAGAATGTAGAACCGGTTTCAATTGAAGTTACAACAAATCCAAAATTAGGAGATACTGATGCGGTAACACTACCACTTACAATTTTTTCACTAAATAATGCGTCAGGAGCTAATGCTGTTCTTGGAATATTAAATAATCTTGCACCACTACCGGAATACGATGAACCGGATGCAAGTTCTATACCTAAACTACCACTTACAAATATAGAAGATGAAAATTCCGCTCTTTCACCGCCTTCTAATCTAAATCCATAAATTGGAGAAACGGATGCAGTTACAGAACCAGAAACAATTCTAGTTCCTTCTATCGATGGTACATTTCTTAATCTACTACCATCACCTTCAAATGAACCTGTAAAATCCGCTGAAAATATTCTTTCCGCAGTAATTGAGCCAGATACAATAATACTACCCGTAAATTCACTACCTCTTTCTAAAGATTCTACTTTAAACCCATAAACAGGCGAAACAGAAGCCGTGACAGAACCACTTGCAATTCTAAATGCATCACCGGTAAATGCCGATTGTGGGATATCAAATAACCCTCTACCACTACCACTAAAGAATGAACCACTTCCTAAAAATATACTTCCACTTACTCCTAAACTTCCTGTTATATTAGTTTTTCCTATGAATGTAATTTCTGCAGGTATTTCAATTGAATTAACAATTGTAATATCGCCATTCATAGTACTATGATTCTGACAAATATAATATAGGTTATCCGGTGTTAGTTCATCTGGACTAAATATAATAGTTCCATTATCAGTACCATTGTTTGTAACATTTGTATTATATGCATCATTCGTTCCGCTAACTTTACTACTTCCTGATTTTATCCAAAAAGGATGTCCAAGTGCGTTTACGTTAAAAGTATAAGTAACTCCTCTTACTAAAGTCAATGTTGGATTTGAAGCACTTATTGCGTTTGTAAACAAATATGCACTAAATCCATTATTTGTTACATCATATACTGTATTTAATGATTGACTTGGTATTGCATAGTTTGAAGATGAAACAATCATACTTCCACTAAACTTACTATAAATGTTTACATTAAATCCTTTTACCGGGTCTATTGATGCAGTTGCCGAACCGGAAAATATTAAATTTGTATCTAAATTCGAAATAGCCGAACGAGGTATATTAAATAATTTTTCACCACTACCACTAAAAAATGAACCAGATGATAGAAAAATACTACCACTAAATGTAGAACCACTTGCAGTTGATTTTACAACAAATCCTTCCGAATCGGAAACTGATGCGGTTACACTACCACTCGCTATTAAGTTTGAAATAAGTGCGTCTGGTGATAAAGCCGTTCTTGGAATATTAAATAATCGTTCACCACTACCACTAAACGAAGAACCAGAAGATAATTCAACACCACCACTTACAAATAATGAACCAGTGAATTGAGAACCACTTTCTAATGATTCTACTTTAAATCCTTCGGTTGGTGAAACGGATGCAGTTACACTGCCACTCGCAATACGGAATACTTCTTCCGATAATGCAGAACGCGGGATATCAAATAACCCTCTACCACTACCACTATATTGTGATGCAGAAACCGAACCGGTTACTACTAAATATCCATTTATCGCTGCTGATGTGTTAATTTCTAATCCTCTATCCGGTGATATCGATGCAGTTGCAGAACCACTTGCAATTCTCGGTGCTACTAACGATGGTACATTTATTAACTTACTACCATCTCCCACAAAGAAAGATGCAGTTACCGCACCATCAACATTTACCGAACCGGAAATATCCACACTACCAGTAAATTCAGAACCACTTGCCGCAGATTCTACTCTAAACCCATAAACAGGAGAAACGGAAGCAGTTACCGAACCACTTGCAATTCTAAAAGGTGCAAATGATAAAGCGGATTCTGGAATATCAAAAAGAAATCTACCAGAACCACTAAAGAATGAACCAGACGATAGTTTAATACTACCAGTAAATTCAGAACCACTATCAGGTGATTCAACTCTAAATCCATAAACTGGAGAAACAGATGCGGTTACACTACCACTTGAAATTCTAAAAGGTGCAAATGATAAAGCGGATTCAGGTATATCAAAAAGGTCTCTACCACTACCACTAAATACAGAACCGCTACTTAATTTTACACTACCACTAAATATCGAACCGCTTTCTAATGAAATAACTAAAAATCCATTTTCAGGACTAACTGATGCGGTTACGCTACCACTTGCCAATTTTGTAGCCTGTGGGAGATTGATTAAATTTGCACCATCTCCAAAAAAAGAACCAGTAAATGATGCCGAAATAGAAGAACCCGTAGCTTCTCCAAATATAATTTGATTTTCTACTGCTAAAGAACCTGTTATAGTTACGCTACCAGTAAATTCTTGCTTATCACTTAATTCATCACCAAATTTGTTTGAACCAGATGAATAAATTACCGATGATGAAATTATACTAACAACTAATTGTTCGGCGTATATTGATTTTGATACATATAAGTTTTCTGCAATCGTTGTATCAACATTTATTTGTAATCCAAAATTAGGTGAAATAGAAGCAGTTGCAGAACCACTTGCTAATCTAATTGTATCTGGTAAATTAAATAAACCAGCACCATCACCAAAATATGAACCAGAAAACGAACCAGTATAAGAACCAGTAAAACTACCGCTCAAAGATTCGGCACTACCGGTAAAAGACCCCGTAAATTGTCCACTTACTCTATCTAAATCAAGGCTTCTTACAAATCCTCTATTACCCTGGTCATCCGAAACTACGATAGCCGGTGAACCAGAAAGTGAAGCAGAAAAGTTTGGAACACCCAAATTAGGTTCAACTTGAGATAAATCAACGAATTGATACCTATCTTGTGTTACGTTTTTTGGGGATACTACCCTTACCCTACCTGATAATAGATTACTAATTGCCATTCGTACTTTCCAGCTTTATTATAAATATGAAAAAAATCACCTATAAATATTAATAGATAATATTATCGTTATTCATTAGCAGATTCAAGTAGAGATAGGACTACCGATAATTTGGTTGAGCCCGAAACTATAAAGCCGTAACCTTCTTCTAATACTAATTTACCAGAAACTACCGGTGAAAGAGAATCGGCTACCGGAATTGTTACATTTGTCACCAACTCAACAGGTGGTTGTTCGGTAAATACTGGATTTTCAATGGTTGCCTTAATAACATCCACTAAACTATTAACCAAATATATAGATGCCGAAATTCCCGCTACACTTCCGTTTGTAAATCCAGTTAGTACAGATTGAGTAACTACATTTTGAAATAAAAGTGGAGAATCGACTGAACCCGTTGTTGATTCGTTTTTTATAATTTGAGTAGACAGTGTTTTTAAATAATCTAATGCAAATATTGATGCGGAATATTCAGTTGTTGCAATTGCAGATACACCATTTTTATCAAAGTAAGCTTTTGCTGCTTTATTTGTTCTAATAGTTGTATTATTTACAATATCATATTTTATTGCATCCACATCATCTAAAGTATTTTGTTCAAAGTATGATGATATAAAAGTAAATGGAGTTTCAGATAAACTATTTTGATTATTAGTATATGCTGCTATTTCTTTTCTTAAAAATTGTCTATTTGCATTTAATAATAAAGATGCACTCGCAAAACTACCACTAAAATCTAATAAAGACACAGAAGAACTAATAAATGAACTACCATTATATATGTCAACAAATTGTGGTACAGGCAATTCTCTATTAGATGTAACTAATATAGTAACCGGCTGTGTCACTAAACTATTATTTGTAATTTGACAAGATAGTACAATAGATGAAACTCCTAATGGAGTTGCATATATTTCATCTTGTTCTCCAGTCAATCCTGTTACTACTGACTGGAACCGATTTAAGGGTACAAAAACTTCTGCCATTTCTTTTTATTTTTTATTTTCTTTTTTATATTTGTAGTGCCAATGAGAACGGAGTTACTAATGAGAATAGAGATTTACTAAATGTTCTACCCACAAGAGTACCAGTTGCCTGATTAATACTCAATCCCGTACCAATTCTAAAGTCACCATCTTGGTTTCCAGAGGTAAAGAATATTCTACCACCACCCAATTCGGTAATTTCAAACGCCGGATTAGCTACACCACTACCACCTTGATTTGGTGGAAGTGCTTTAAATGTCACACCACTACCATTATAAGAGTAGTCAATACCAGTTGCCACAATTAAAGAACCAAATGCTTCCAATGGAGCTCCCGCTGCTATAAACTCTGCTCTAGTTCTTAGATAACGATTTGTTTCCAATGTTTCTAATAATTGGTCTCTAGTCACAGCGATTGCACTTCCATACTGACCATCGTAGTATGAAGATGCTGCTCTAATTCCTCTTTCATTTCCACCATATAATAAGTCTGTCACACACGCATCTACAATAAATCCAGTATCACGTGAACAACTCGCCTCATTATATACTAAATATGGGAAAGCTCCATTTGTATATCCAATTGCTCTTTGTTTTAATTCTTCTTTACCAAGTTTTAATCTTTCAGCCGCTTGTCTTCTTTTAGTTGATGGAGCTAAATAATTTAATAGAGTATTTGCAACTATCTTTTCAGAAAGTCCTCTTGCGAAGTTAATACCATCTACGGTTTGTTTTTTCTGTCCATTATTATCACCATAACTCTCCACAATCGCTACCGATGGGAATTTATAGTAGTATGAACCCGCTTCAATACTTCTTTCGTTACCACCATAAACTAAGTCAGTTCTGATTGCATCTATGATAAATCCTAAGTCACGCGAACAACTTACTTCATTGTACTTTAATCCACTCCAAGATGAAGATAAGAATGTTATAGTTTCTTTTTGTATCAATTCTTTATTATCTGTCAACAATTTTGCAGTTGTTAATAACGATGCAGATGGTACTAAATAGGTTGGATTAGTTATTACCTTTTTAGATAATTTTCCAGCGTATCTGATACCAGTAAGTGTTGGGTCTAATTGGTTTTGAGTTGATGGAACACCCGAATTAATTGCGTTAGAAGGATATAAATAATAATACTGTCCTGCTATTACACTTCTTTCTTGTCCACCATATAATACATCAGTTGCTGCTGCATCTATTAAGTATCCAACATCTCTCTTACACGTTGCCTCATTATAATATACACCACTCCAAGATGAAGATACATATTTAATTGTTTCTTCTGCTACGAATGTTTTATTTTTTCTTAACAGGTCAAATGATGCAGATGCCTCTAATGATGCGGTTACAAATACTATGTTTTTTACAACTTTTTGTGCCAATCTACTTGCGTAGTTTATACCATCAATTGTTTGTCCTAATTGACCAAGTCCATCACCATCTCCTTCAACAATTGCCAAAGATGGATATTTGTAATAGAACTCGCCATTTAATACACTTCTCTCATTACCACCATATAATAAATCGGTAGTAACACCATCTAATATATAACCAACATCTCTCTTACACTTATCTTTATCATACTCAAATGTACTCCAGCTAGCAGTTAAGTAAGCTAAAGTTTCATTTTGTATAAACTCTCTATTCTTTCTCAACAAATTAACCGATGCTGATACTATTTGTGATGCAGTTACATAAGTTAATGATGCTGCAACATTCTTAGAAGTTTGTCCTGCGTAATTAACACCCGTTAATGTTGGTTGTAATTGTGAGCCTTGCGCTTGAGATGGATATAAGTAATAGAATACCCCAGCGTTTGTACTTCTTTCATTACCACCATATAATAAATCGGTAGAAACTGCATCTATGATATGACCAACATCTCTCTTACAAGTTACCTCATCATACGATGCCGTGCTCCAAGAAGAAGATATGTACGCGATAGTTTCATTTTGAATAAACTCTCTATTGTTTCGTATCAATTCGTATGATGCCGATACATTTGCTGATGCGGTTACATAAGTTACATTTTGTACTATATTTTGTGCCAAACGGCTTGCATAGTTAATACCATCCAATGTTTGATTTAGTTGTGCACCTTGTGCTTGAGATGGATATAAGTAATAGAACACACCATTGAATATTGATGCGGAATTTGCATTAAATAATAAGTCTTCGGCAGAACCACTTAATATAAACCCTAAATCACGTCTACACTTACTTTCATCGTAAGATGCAGTTGACCAAGATGAACTCAAATATGCAATACTTTCCGATACTATGAATCCAATATTTGCTTTTAATAAATTATATGCGTATATTACATTAGTATCAACGGATGCAGTTGTATATGGAATTAAAGTTGGTAATGAACCAGTACCATTTCTTACTATATCTGTTACAATAGAAATAGATGCGGATATTGTGTTAGCTTCGGTAATAGTTCCAAATAACGATGATGTTATAAATTGTTGAGCGTTAGTTACTTTAATATTTGCTAACGTATTAGGTATAACAGAAGGTGTCCCTATCAATATACTACTAATAGATGCCGTTGTTATTCTAGCTGCGTACTTAATTGCTTCCACTGTCTCCACAACTTGCGAACCAGACCCATTAGCTTGAGATGGGAACTGATAATAGTAATCCGCATTCTTTCTACTTCTTTCGTTACCACCATAAAGTAAATCAGTTGCTACACCATCGATGATATATCCTAAATCTCTATAACATTTACTTTCACTATAATCTAAATTAGGGTATTTAACATTTACAAATGCGATACTTTCACTTTGTATGAATCGTTTGTTAGCCTTTATTAAATCATAGGTATATTGAACTTCTAATGATGATGTAAATATCTCTTTATTAACAACTACATTCATAGCTGTTCCTTTTGCGTATCTTACACCAGTTAATGTTGGTTCTAATTGTGAATCGGTAGCTTGTGATGGGAAATCATAATAGTATCTTCCAGCCACAACACTTCTTTCGTTTCCGCCATATAAAAGGTCAGTTGCTACAGCATCTATAATATATCCGATATCTCTTTTACAAGTTATTTCATTATAATCAAAATCACTCCAAGAAGAAGATAGATACGCAATTGATTCACTTTGTATAAATTCTTTATTAGCTCTTAATGAATTCCAAGATGCCGATGTTTGTTGATTAATCGATGCTGATATATGTGTAAACGGAATGTTCAACACCACCTTCTCTGCCAATCCACTTGCGTATTTAATTGCAGTGATTGTTTGGTCTAATTGTGAACCAGTAGCTTGTGATGGGAAATCAAAATAGAACTTACCATTAAACAAAGATGCTGAGTTACCACCGTATAAAAGGTCAAATGCAGAACCACTAAGGATTCCAGTCAAATCTCTTTCACATTTACTTTGTGTATATTCAAATCCACTCCAAGATGAACTCATATATGCAATAGTTTCATCAACTATAAATTTAGAGTTACTTACTAATAAGTTATATGCCGAATTTATCTTTGTATTTGTATTTGCTATTGGATATGTTGATGGTCTATATGCGATTGAACTTGTACCATTATTTAATAACACATCAATTACCAACGATAATGATGCTGATATTAATTTGCCTTGCAATCTTCCTGCTGCACTTCCACTTATTAATTGTGGAGTATCAGTTACTTTAATACTTGCAGATGTATTTGATACGATTGTTGGTAGAACCGATGTTCCATTTTCAATTACATTTAGTATCAAATCAAATCCACTTGCAATCTTATTAGTATCAAATGATGATGCCGATATTACTTGTCTTATAGGATTTGCATTTGTTACTTTTAATGATGAAGATGTACTAGCTACTAATGTAGGTAATACACTTAATCCATTTTTAAGAACGTTTACAACAGTACCATAAGAAGAACTTATATTTGTAATTTGAGTTGATAAGTTATATGAACCAGTTCCAATTACTTGTTCTTGTGAACTTATATGTAATAAAGTTGGTGTAGATAATTCAAACCCATAATTATAGTTTCTTGCCAATGAATCCGGTACAAATGCAACACCATTTTCAATAATATCAGCCACATGCTTAAATGATGATGTGATAATATCTAATTCAACTCCACTTGCTGATATTGATGATGTGTATTGAATGGTATTACTTACTTTAATTAAACCATTTCCATTTTCAATAATAGTTGGTATTGTAGATAATCCATTTTCAATAATATTAGTAACTAACGCAAATGATGAACTAATTTGATTTACTTCGTTTATACTTGCACTCAACGATGTTGTATATTGTGTTGTATCGGTTACTTTAATATTTCCATCGGTATTTGTTGTTAATGCCGGTGAATTTAATTTAATGTTTTGAGCAATTGCTTTAGAAAGTGCTTTTGCGTATTCAACACCCTCTACAGTTTCTCTAACTTGCGTACTCTTTGTTGCTAATGATGGATATAAGTAATAATACTGTCCTGCTATAACACTTCTTTGATTTCCACCATAGAAAGTATCAGTTATAACCGCATCTAAAATATAGCCAACATCACGTCTACATTTTTCTCTTAAATAAACTAAATTAGGGAAGAATGCATCTATATATTGTACCGTTTCGTTTTGTATAAATCGTTTATTCTGTCTCAACAAATTAACCGATGATGTTACAAATCCAGTTGGTGCTATCAGTTCTTTATTTGATATCACATTTTGAGCAGTACCAGCTACATATTGTATTCCATCAAGAGTAGGTCCTTTTTGAGTTGCTGTAGTTGGTGAAATAGAACCGGTTAGAATTGCCGCTGATGGATATAAATAATAATACTCTCCAGCTTTAGAACTTCTTTCGTTTCCACCATATAAAAGGTCAGTTCTTACCGCATCTATAATATAGCCAATATCTCTCTTACAAGTTGTTTCATTATAACTAAATCCATCATCACCACTCCAAGAAGAAGATAGATAAGCAATTGATTCGCTTTGTATAAACTTCTTATTATCCGTTAATAAATTAAATCCAGTTAATTCAGATGTTGTTGGTGATTGTAATAATATGTTTGCTACAATTTTTTCAGTAATTCCTTTAGCGTATTTTATACCATCTAAAGTTTGATTTAATTGTCCACCAGTATCACCGTCATTACCTATGATTGCTAATGAAGGATATAAGTAATAATACTCACCAGCTTCAGCTACTCTTTCATTACCACCATAAAGAATATCAGTTGCTACTGCATCTAAAATATATCCAACATCTCTCTTACAAGTTGTTTCATTATAAGGGAATGAACTCCAAGAAGAAGATATATATGCAATAGTTTCATTTTGTATAAATGCCTTATTATTGAATATTAATTCGTATGCTAAAATGCTAGAATTTGATGCCGATACAAATGTTGAATTCTTTAATACTTTATCAGTTAAATCTTTTGCATATTTGATTCCACTTAATGTTGCTCCTAATTGAGATGTTGTAGCTTGTGATGGATATTCATAATAGAATACTCCAGCATTAATACTTCTTTCATTACCACCATAAACTATATCAGTTGTTACCGCATCTAAAATATGTCCTACATCTCTCTTACAAGTTGTTTCATTATAAGATGTTGTACTCCAACTTGCCGATACATAACTTATAACTTCGTTTTGTATAAATTCTCTATTGTTATAAATTAATTCTTTTGCTTGTAATTTATTTTGTGATACTTTAATAAATGTATTTCCTTTAAGAATTTTGAATGCGATATCTCTAGCATATTGGATACCGGTAACAGTCTCCTGTATTTGTGAACCCGTTGCTTCTGATGGATATAAGTAATAGAATACCCCAGCATTTATTGTTCTTTCGTTTCCACCATATAATAAATCCGTAGAAACTGCATCTATAATATGTACTATATCTCTTTTACACGTTGATTCAACGTACTGATGCGTGCTCCAAGATGAACTTATATAAGGTATTACTTCATTTTTAATAAAATCTTTGTTATTAACTAAAAGGGCATATGCATCTTTAACTTGTGCCGATTGAGTTACAAATGTAGTATTTAATACTATTTTTTGTGCCAAACGTGATGCGTAATTAATACCATCTAAAGTTTGATTTAATTGTGCTCCTTGTGCTTGTGATGGGAACTGATAGTAATATGCCCCATTAAATACGGATGCAGAATTTGCATTCCATAACAAATCTTCTGCTGAACCGCTCAATATAAATCTTAAATCACGTCTACACTTACTTTCATCGTAAGATGCAGTTGACCAAGAAGAACTTAGGTATGCAATTGATTCAGAGACTATAAAATCTAAGTTATTTTTTAAGATAGTATAAGCTGCTATTACATTTGAAGATGATATTGATGATGTATATAAAGTCACAGTTGGCAAAGAACCCGTACCATTTGCTATTATATTTGTTACAATAGAAATAGATGCAGATATTGCATTAGCTTGTGTTTGTGTTGCTGGCGTTCCTCCAAAATATTGAGTAGCATTAGTTACTTTAATATTATTTACATTTGAAATAATAGTAGGTAATGAACCAGTACCATTTTCTAATATGTTTATAATTTTATCAAAACTTCCAGATATATTTCTTGCCAATGAAGATGATATAATTACAGAAGATGTATATTGATTTGTATTTGTTATTTTTACTAACCCATCAACATTTTTAATTGATACAGGCAATGAACCAGTACCATTTTCAACAATATCTAAAACAATATCAAAATTATTATTTGAAGATGTAAGATATGTAGATGATATTGATGCGGTTGTTATATATCTATTTGTAGGAGTTCTTCTAATTAAAGAATTTACATTTGTTACAATAGTTGGAATTGAACCTGTGCCATTTTCTACAATATCAAGTACGATATCAAATCCGGTAGTTACTTTTACGTTTTCAGTATTAGATGGAGTTATTGATGATGTTATTTGTGCACCACCCAAAACATTTACCCCTTTATTTGTATTTTTAACAATAGTTGTTGGTATTGAACCAGTTCCGTTTGATAGGATATTAAGTATGTTACCAAAAGAAGATGATACAATAGATTTATCATTTGTACCTACTGATATAGATGATGTAATTTGTTGAGCGGTAGTTGCTTTAATTCCAGCTGAAGTATTTAATACCACATTAGGTGCTGAATTACTTCCGCTTTCAATTACGTTTGCTACAATATCAAAACCATCTTCTATTGATTTTCCACCAATTGCTACTAACTTTGCTAAACCTTTTGTAAAGTTTAATGAATCAATTGTTTCTTCAGATTGAACTCCGGTAGCTTGAGATGGATATAGGTAATAGAATCTTCCAGCAGTTATACTTCTTTCATTACCACCATAAACTAAGTCAGTAATTACAGCATCTACAATAAATCCAGTATCTCTATAACACTTACTTTGGATATAATCTAAATTAGGATATGTTTCATTTGCATAATCAACGGTATTTTGTTGTAAAAATGCTCTATTAGTTTTTAATAAACTTGCTGCGTTTAATACTGATGTAGATGGTGCTGATAATACAACATTAGTAATTATATTTTGTACTAATTGATTTGCATAATTTACACCAGTTATAGTTGGGTCTAATTGTTGTGTTGCCGAAGGTACTCCACCTACAATTGCCGCCGATGGATATCTATAATAGTATTCTCCTGCAAATCTAGTTCTTTCGTTACCGCCATATACCAAGTCAGTTCTTACTGCATCTAAAATATATTTTGTATCTCTTAAACACTTAGCCTGATTGTATTCTGCTGTACTCCAAGATGAAGATACATATGCAACTACTTCATTTGCAATTAAGTTTTTATTTCTTGATATTAAATTACTTGCATTTAATTTGTTTTCATCAGCCGAAAGGAATACCGAACCAGTAACAATCTTTTGTATCATTCTACCTGCATAGTTGATACCATCTAAAGTTGGAAGTAATTGTGAACCAGTTGCTTGAGATGGATATAAGTAATAGAATATACCAGCATTTCTACTTCTTTCGTTACCACCATAAACTAAGTCAGTTCTGATTGCATCTATTATATGTCCTACATCTCTCTTACAAGTTAATTCAATATATGGATGCTCACCCCAAGAAGAACTCAAATAAGCGATTGTTTCATCTTGTATGAATACTTTGTTGTTTACTAATAAGGATGCCGCATTTAGGATATTAGCCGATGCTGTTATGAATTCTACATTTTGAATTACTTTTTGTGCCAAACGCGATGCGTAGTTAATACCATCTAATGTTTGTTGAAGCTGAGCACCTTGCGCTTGTGATGGGAATTCCCAATAGAACAATCCGTTAAATACAGATGCAGAATTTGCGTTCCATATTAAATCTTCAGCTGAACCACTCAATATAAATCCTAAATCACGTCTACACTTACTTTCATCATATTCAAATCCAGCCCAAGAAGAACTTAGATATGCAATTGATTCAGATACTATAAATGGAATATTGTTTTTAAGAATTTCATAAGCCGCTACTGAATTAGATGATGTTATTCTATTTGTATATGTTTGGAAAGCCGGTGCTGAAAACTCACCACCTTCAATTATCTTTGTTACAATTGATATTGATGACGATATAAAGTTTACATCACTTGCACTTGCCGAATAAGATGCCGAAATATATTGTGATGCGTTTGTTACTTTAATACTTGCACTTACATTTGATGTAAGAGTAGGTACAACAGATAATCCACCTTCTAATATATCGGTGATTATTTTTATTGAAGAACTTAATTGTGTACTTTCAGTATTTGTTCCATAGTAACTAGAACCAGTTATGTATTGTGGTGTTTGAGTTACCTTTACATTTGAATTTAAGTTTGAAACTAATGTACCCAATGAACCAGTACCATTTGTTATTATAGTTGCTACATACGCAATTGATGCTGATATATCATTTCCAACCGAACCACTAACTACAAGTGAAGCTGTTATTTGTGGTGTTCCAGTTACAGCAATTGCTGCTGCTTGAGATGCGGTGAATAAAGGTTCTGCTATTAACCCACCACCAATAATAGTATTTACAATATCAAAATTTCTAGCAATTGTATTTACTTCATTTGGCGTTGTAAAAGATGATGTTATTTGAGAACCAGTAGTTACATTTATTGGATTATATTTGTTCCAATTTAGTCCAGTATTTTGTGCCAACAAAGATTTAATTGAACCTAACCCCCTTTCCACAATTCCTTCTATAATTGAAAACGAATTACCAACCGAAGTTTGTTCGTTAGTACCACCACCAAAAGATGATGTTATATTTGTTACACCAGATAATCTAAAGTTTTTCTCATCATTATAAACAATACGAGGTGTATCTAATATTTGATTTTGAACAATCGTGTCTCCAATAATTTTTGCATAACGAATACCGGCAATAGTTGATGATTTTTGTGTTCTTGTAGCCTGTGATGGGAAATCATAATAATATCTACCCGCAATCACACCTCTTTCAAGACCACCATAAAGTAAATCAGTTGCTACATTATCAACGATATAACCAACATCTCTCCTACAAGTTGCTTGATTATATTTTAAGTTTGGAAATGCAACGTTAATAAATTGAATTGTTTCGTTTTGAATTAATTCCTTATTATTTATTAAATTATTATACGCAGATAAAGTTGATGCATCAGGTGATGTAAATGTTTTTCCTTTTAATAGATTATCAACTAACCCACTAGCATATCTTATGCCATCTACTGTTTGTCCTAATTGCCCAACACCGTCACCATCTCCTTGTACAATTGCTAATGATGGATATAAATAATAATATTCACCAGCAGTTATACTTCTTTCATTTCCACCATATTTTATATCAGTTGCTACCGCATCTAAAATATACCCAGTATCACGTCTACACTTTACTTCATTGTAATAAAAATTAGACCAAGATGATGATAGATAGGTTATAACTTCATTTTGTATAAATGTTTTATTATCTCTAATCGTATCCCAAACATCAACCACCTCATTCGTTGGTTCTACATATATCTTACCTCTAATTAAATTCAATGCAACACCGGCCGCATGTTTAACTGCCGTTAGTGTTGGTCCTAATTGAGTAGTAGTTGCCTCCGATGGATACTGATAATAAAACAAACCATTTCTAATACTTTCTTCGTTTCCACCAAATAAAAGGTCTTTTGCTACACCATCTATGATATACCCAACATCTCTCTTACAAGTTTCTTCTGGATATGAAAAATCACTCCAAGACGATGAAACAAATTGAATAACCTCATCTTTAATAAATTCTTTGTTGTTTATTAATATTTCGTATGCAGTTATAATATCAATACCCGTTTTAGCTACCGAACCACTTTGTATTGTAGCAGGATATGTTAATGTATTTTTAATTAAATCAAATGGAGTTGTAGATGAATTTACTATATTAATTTCACCACCCATAGAACTCCTATTCTGAGATACATAATATAATTTATTTGGTGCATTGTATGGTACCGTAAAGGTTATTGTGCCTCTACTATCACCATTATTAACCATGCCAATATTATAATCAAATCTTTCTCCAATACCTTCTATTTGCTGTGTTCTAATCCAAAACGGATATTCAAGTCCACCAAATGTTTCTATCGCATCTACATTAAATTTGTAAGTTTCTCCTCTAAATAAAGTTAATGTAGGATTACTACCAATTCCTTCGAAATCAAATGAAGAACTATTTGTGTTTGTTATTACAAATGATTTTTGATGATTTCCAGGTATTGGTAAAATATTACTACCAGTACCATTTGCTAAAATATTATAAACAATACTAAAACTTGCACTTACTGAATTTATTGTTGCTAAAGATGATGTTACACCAAGCATTATTTGTTCAGTATTTCCCGCTTTAATACTACCACTTGTATTTGCTACATATGTTGGTTTAACAGAAAGTCCTGATTTAATAATATTAATTATATTATTAAAAGATGAACTTACTGATGATGTATAGTTTGTTGCTACACTACCTATTGGTTGAATTATATCGTTACCTATTTGTTTACTAGCACTGGTATTTGGTCTAAAATTAAATGAACCTGTACCATTTGCTAATATACTCAAAATAGCCGCATAAGATGCACTTATTTGAGTTAAATCTGCATTTGTTGCAGATATAGATGATGTTATTTGCTCTGCTCCTAAAATATTGTAAGGAGAATCAAACCCATATCCTTTTATAGAACTTTTTGCTAATAACGTTGGGAAGTTTGATGCACCACTATCAACGATAGCACTAATCAATTTATAATCGGCTGATATTTCTTCGGCTGCTGCGGTTGATAATGCAGTTCCAGCAGATACTCTACTTTGTGTATATAAAGCCGGTGATGTTAAACGAATACCTTCATCAGTATTTAATTTTGTTATTGTAGGTAATCCGTTTTCTAAACCTTTATTTAATACATCAACAACACAACTCCAAGTTCCTCTAACAGAATCTCTAGCTGCTATATTACCACCACTACCAGATATAAAACGAGAACCAGATGCATACATACCATATAAACCAAACGAAATGTTTGAGTTGTTTAGGGTAGCATGTCCACCATTGTTTACTCTAATAGAATAGTATGAGAAGTTATTAAAGAAAGATACCAACTGAATGAAACCTCTACCGTTTACCAAACAACCTACGCCATTTGGAGAAATTTGAGTGTACGCATCCAATACCATTGAAGCCAACGGAGAATCTGGATCTATCACATCACCATTTACATAAAGACCTCCGCCGCCTGGTGGAATATCTTCGTAGAGTTCGGTGAATGAATTTTCTTGATTAGAAATCTGCGAACAGTTCTGAACGTATGGGGAAGTTGTAATAAATGCACCCGGTTGGAAAGCAACCGCAAATCCCTTTTCAGGATTTATTTGGTCTGGAAATAATCTCAAACCACCCATCGTAACTTCCGCAATATAACATCCAGAGTTTACATAGAAAAGGTCTTCTGTAGGGTTTTTAGCGTTAATCTTGGTGATACGCAATCCCGCACCCCAAATGGTTGTGTTTTTAGGAAGAATCACAGGATTATCCTCTAAATACGTTCCAGCCTGTACCTTAATTACATATCCGTTGAATATTGAACCAGTATCAAACCCATATCTACCATCGTATCCTGGAGATGCCAATGAAGCTGCTCTTTTAATTGTACGAAGTGGGTATTGAATACTTCTACCATCGTTATTATCATCACCATCAGTTGAAGATACATAAAGTGTAGGAACGTTAGCACCAAAATCTTTTGCAAGAATTCCTGCGTATCGTTGAGTGTTTAATGATTCAGATGAAAATGATGCCGTAAATGAAAGAATTGTATCCGGAGCACTTACTCTTAAATCTCCATCAATTGTTAATGAGCCGGTTAAAAAAACCGAACCAGTTATTTCACTTTTATCATTTTCATTGTTGCCTAAAAAGAAACTTTTAGATACGAATAATGAGCCAGATATAATAGCGTCATTACCAACATTAACATCTTGTCTAATGTTGAGTGAACTACTTATATCCTGTTGTTCTTCAATTTGTTTACGTGGTATCAGTCTTGCCATTATAGTATTTCAGATATTTTACCTTTTATTTCAAAATCAGTTGCCACAACGGAAGCAGGAGCTAATGTTATAGGAACAAGAAATATAACCTCTATATTATTTTCATCCACACCGATATCATATCTATCTTGAGGTTGCTTTACTCCAAATAAATATACATCAATATAATCTTTCACACTATCTATTTCCAAAATATCTATATTAAACTTTTTATTCAAAAGATACAATGTAAATAACTGTCCACTTTCATCTAAATTTATGTAATTTGGACTAAATGAATATATAAAAGTATCGATATTCACATCTAAAACAAATTGTTTAAATGCCAATCTATCTCTTTTTTGAAGAATATTAGTTCTATTTATAGTTGGTACTTTTCTTGCCATTATTTAATATTTTCTACATCTCCGGTTATTTTTACCTCATCGGAATCAATTAAAGCGTATGGATTACCAAAACGGTCAAATTCTGGAAATTGACTTCTAATAAACTTTATGATTAACCCATTTCCTTCCGTTTCTAAAATATAATCTTGCTCTCTTATAAATAAACCATTTATAAAAACATCAAATCTTGCTGTTGTTTTTCTGAATTTAGTAAGTGGTTCGTATAACGTTTTAACTCTAACATTATCAAGTTTATAAATCCAATAATAAGGATGATTCAAATCATATGAAAAAAATTCATATTCATTTGGCTCATTTACCTCTTTCATTATATTTTTTAATAATTTTATATTCATAGCTCTTGGAATTTACCGGTTATCAAAACTTCATCAGTAATTTCTATTGGATATGGTAAACTAAATGTAAATGTAATTTCTTTAGTATTTCCATCGTAAGAATATGTGTAATATGTTGGAGATATAAAATCACCATTAAGATAAACTCTAAACCAATTGACAACATCAAATACACCAAGCAATTCATTTGGTAAAGTTGGTTGTTTTACGTTTGTTAGTTTAACCGTTGTTGAATTAACAAATGTAGCTTGTTGATGACCTCTAATTGCAATAAAGTTTACAACATCTGCATATTCTTGATATACGTTTAATCCTGTAAAATTTCCTCCAGAAAGGTCTGTCTCAACTCCCCAAACAACTCTTTTTGGGGTGAATGATTTATTCATAGTTGGTTTGTTATCAACAATTTCAGGTAAAAGATATGCGTTTACGGTTGTAGTGAATGAAGTTCTAATAACTCTTTCAGTCCCTTGTGCAACTTCTTGTGAAGTTTCAAATGAATTGATTGAACTTTTAAATTTAAATCCATCTTCCATTCCCCAATATCTTTCACTTTGATTTTGAAAAGCTTCAACTAATACATTCATATGTTCGGTAAAAGATGTCCAAATTACCATCTCATATTGTATAGTTACATATGAAGGAATCGATACACTATAAATTTCATAAACAGGTTGAGCACCAGTCATTATTGAAAATCTATCATATCTATTTTTTGCAGAATATTTTTTAGCATATTGAATTGTCCCAGCTTCTTTAAAAACTGGCATGGATTCATTTTTTTGAATACTACTTCTTCTGAACATTACCATTGGTATTTGAATTCTACCTCTAGCATCTCTTAAATATCCTTGAACTCTAGCACCTTCCCATCTTTCCGCATTTCCGTAAATCAATGGAACTTTTAATAAATTTCCATTTTCTTCTAAATTAGGAATAATAACTTTAGACATGTAATCAGCTATCGCAGAATCTACATCTATTATCTTAACTCCTTTTTGGAATTGTTTATCTATCGATAATTGTTTGGCTCTATTTGTTTCTCTTTTTTCCATTATACAATTCTCATTTCAGTTTGTATCGTGCTTCTTCTAGTCATAAATGTAGAACAAATAATTGAAAATTTATTATCCACTTGACCACCAATTAATTGGTCTTCTCTTATATTATCGATTTCAAAATATCCATTATTATGAAAAATAATATCACCCACTTCTGGATAAAATCCTTTTTCTTCCAATGTGAATCTATTAAAACGGAATTCAACTAATTGATTTTTATCTGCACCAAATCCTTCATAATCGGTTGTAGAACTCTCTCTTTCAATCATAGCAGTACACTCTAATCCCTGATAATATGTTTTATTTAAGGATTCTCCATATAGATTGGTCTTGCTATCCTCAATAATTAATTTATAAAGAACAACACTCGTTTCTACAACAACATCAACCAGTTCTCTGGCTATGCTTTCAAAGAATTTTATATCTCTTGATAATGCAAATCTAGCCATAATATTAACCTATATAAATTGCTAGTGGAACTTTTCGTAACATTTCCTGGTGAGCAGTAGCTTCCGTGTTTCGGTTTTCAAACTGTTTAGTTCTACTCAATTCTTCTAAAGTTTCTCTTAATTGTGTCATAAGAGATTCCTTTTCGGTTTGTGCTTCACTTCTTAATGCGGCTCCATCTAAACTGATTTCCGCACCAGGTATTGGAATTTGTGAGTATTTCTCTCTTACAGCTCCTAACATTTCTTTTACTAATGCAAGAGTATATTTTCTAATCCATTGTTTACCCACATCATTAATTCCACCATACTCCATAAAATCATATGGAATATCAGAATAATCCGAAATGACATCAGGAGTAATATTAGTTGAATTACTTACAAATTCATCTCTTACAAAATAATCAAAGTATAATTTTCCATAAAGATTAATATGTTGAGAAGTTGGTCTTGGGAATACTCTAATCTTACCATTTACAATATTGAAAGTAAATGCCGATTTTCTGAATTGGTCATTAAATTCAATAGCTTGGATTCTTAACATATCCTCAAATATTGGCATCAATATAAATTGTGCCGCTGGTGAGAATGAACCAAATCCAAATTCATCAATTAAGTTTAATGTACCTTGTCCACTTACCGAATAAGGGTCAAAGAATCTATTAATTGCAGGTACTGGTTCGTGAAATATTTTTACAATTTCAATACGTTTTCCACTTTCGGAAACAGCTCCCCATAGTGTATCTAAATCATATTCCTGTTGTCCGGCTTGTAATTCTACATATCCCTTTTTGATATCAGTATTACCACCCACACCGGCTAAAGTTCCATATGCATCCGAAATACCAATTAATGTTGGAAGATTTGAACCTTGAACTAATTTACTTGAAAGATTTGTAGTTTTAGATTTTCCTCTTAAAGTATCTAAATTATTACGAATATTGAATTGATTAACCTGCGCACCATATTCCGATACGGCTTCTTCTAAACAAGCGTAAAAATTTTCATCTAAAAGTTCAATGTTTTGAATAGGATATCCCAATCTCCTAGCACACCAAAGTGCTACTTTTGGAGCTTCTTCTTGGAACTCATAATCGTTATCATATATTCCAAAAGGAGTTTGTCCCGGAAAGAACGAAGATGAACCAGGATATATTAAAGTTTCTAATGCCATTATAAGTACTTATTTTAACGTTACCTATAAATATTAGAAACCAAAAGAATAGTGTTTAGAAAGGGATTATGTAAAATTATGCGATTGAACCTGTCACTAACCATTTCCAATCAGAACCATCGTAGATATATAAATTTGTTTTACCATACGATGCTGATGCTACTAACATTCCAGCTTGTCCATTTGGGAAAGTTTCTACCGGTGTTAATTTAATAACATTATCTATATTAACCGAACCGGTTACATTAAAAGAACCAGTTATAGTTTGATTGCCATTGAATTGATTTGAACCTGTTGTTGCGAATGAACCACTATTTATTGAAAATCCAGATGTACCAGATGTACCACTTCCACCAGCCACACCGGCCGATGATATAGTTACTTGTGTAAGATTTTTAGTTATTTCTATTGCCATTTTATTATCGTGTTACATTTTTTGAAAGTTTCACTTTACCCTCTAATAATCGTGTAACCTCATTTCCTTTTACCAATTCTAAATCGTAAAATGCTTCACCAAAATTTAATGCCGATGAAGATGCCGCAGAAATATATATCCCAATAGAACCACTTTGGACAGGAGTTATAAAATTAGAACCACTTAAATTGATTCCTGTGTTATCGGACTTTAAAGATGATGAAAGTGAAAGAAAGACTTCAGATGATTCAACACCTGGTCTAATTTGCATTCTAGCGTGGTAACCACTCAAATCAATCGCTGAACCGCTCTCATCGTTCCAATTGATTTGAAAATTTGTT